ATACTGCTGGGGCAGGTGCAGGAAACTGGGATACAATAGACGAAGTATGGGAATGTCCTTCTACTCAGACAGATTGGAGAATATATCTTAGGGCATCTAATGCTAATGACAACGTGTATTTCGATAACATCAGCCTGCGAGAAGAAACGGATACCTATTATCTTGTAAGTAATGAATGTAATGCTGGGACACAATACACGTCTTTTCAAGTTATAGATCTTGATACAAAATATTATTTGACAATATATCGTGATGAATCTGTAGGAACTCATGGAACTTTTTATATGGATATCTATACAGATGAAGCAAGAACAACTCTTTTTGCCTCCAAGTCTTTAACTCTGCACACCTCAAAGAAAGATTTTCGTTATCTTTATGGATTGAATACCTGGAATGCTGGAGCTGGGTCGCGAGATGTTACTGGTTATTCAGAATGCCTTAGAGCTATTAGAGAAGTTGAATCTTCCAACCCCGCCTGGGGTTGTTATGACATGCTTACGAATGAAAGGTACGGAGAGAAGGTTGCTCCTTTAAATATTAATCAAACAAATTGGTTAGCTTGGGTGGCCTGGTGTGATGGATTAGTTTGGAGACATGAAAACTATTCTACCTTTAAAAGGGTTTTAGATTATGAAGATTATTTTGACTTTACCGAAACAGATAACGGAGATTATCTTAGTATACATCAAAATAAGATTACTATCACAGATTTACCTTCTAATGTAGACTCAAGGTTATTATATGATTTTATTGCAGTAGGAAGTTGCCCCTTTGTAAATGGAGAGCACAGATTAAAGGTTAATATATCTCATGTAAGTGGTGATGGAGCTTTTGTTGGGCTTTGGAGTGCAGCAGATCATGAAGAAGATTGGGGAACAGCAGAAGGAGCCAGCCATAGTTTTTATGGTGTATATATTGATAGATCCGCTGGCGATTTAAGAATGATATTACAAGAACAAGATGGAGCGGATACGTATACTGATATTGCTTTGGCAGATATGCAATTGAATACAGATTATTATGTCAAAATTAGAAGACGCTATGGGGGAGCAAATCCTGATTATGGAAGTATTTATTTAGATATTTATTCAGATGAAGAAATGCAAACCACAGCTTTAGGGTCAGCGGAAATTACTCTTCATACAAGTAAGAAGAGCGTTACTATAATGTATGCTCTTAGGTCAACTTCTACAGGTAATGGAGAAACTATAACAGGTACAGTTGAAAATCTTATATATAGTTATGTTACAGTTGCCAGCGATTCTATTTCTTGGGGTCATGTTAGAGAAATAGATGAAGAATGTGTGTACAAAGATTATGGCATTGATCATTTTAATGAAGACTTTGAGCATCGGTTTACAATTAATATTGATTATGCATATAGTACAACTACTGTTATTTTATGGGCTTTAACGAATGAAGTGGGTTATTGGGATCAGATGATAGCAGCAAACAAAACTTTCATGGGTTTTTATCTCCGCTCTGGAGGTTCAGGAGAATTATATCTTGGAATTCAGGAATATGTTAATGGTTCTAATGTTTGGGATAGCGCATCTGGTATAAATTATGATACCAATTATTATATCACAATCAAAAGAGATGAGTCAGTAGGAACTTATGGCACTGTCTATTGTTATATCTATTCTGATGAAGCAAGAACAACTTTAGTAGATACATTGACAATCGCTTTGCAGGCCAAGATCGATTATAGATATCTGTTTGGGTTTGCATCAGTAGGTGGTTCTGGTAGTGATAAGTATGATTCTACAACAGCGGTTTGTTCAGGTCTTACAACCTCCCGAAAACGGATTGTTTGTAATGGAATATTTGACAACCAAACTTCTGTTGCAGCGGCTTTAGAAAAGTTTGAGCAAATTGGAAGAGCCAGAGTTTTAAGAACCGGTCAGAAGATAGATATTGTTGTTGAAAAACCAGTTGATACAATTGATGAATTATTTTCTTCTGGTAATGTTATAGAAGGAACTTCAGAGTTAGAATTTATTGAGAGAGAAAGCAGACCGGATGCATTGAAAATTGAATTTAATGATGCATCTAAAAACTACGAAAGAAGTTCTGTAACTATTAAATGCACTAATTATGAATCATTGGATAGAGTTCCAAATGAAGAATCATTATTTTTATGGGGTTGTGATAATGAAGAGGAGGCCCGGAGATATGGTCTTCTTAGGATGCAAATGAATGAAAAACTAAATAGATTGACTTCTCATGAATCGGATGTTGATGCTATTGGTTGTCAAGTTGGGGATGTAGTTAATAAACAACATGAAAGTAATGAATTGATATTTGGTGGTAGACTTGGTGATCAAACAGATATGAATAACTTTTATGTGAAATTGGATCAAGATATAGAAATCGAAAGCGAGTCAAGCGGAGAACATGAAGATTATAAAATTTGGATTAGGTATTCAAATAATACTTTAGTAGAAAGATATATTCGTGGTCCTTGGGATTCTGAAACAGATAAATTCTATATCGGGGCTTTGGAAGATTTTGAAGATGATTACACTGAGCTTGATCCTGGTACCGACATTACTGTAAGTGGAAATGATATCACTTTTGCAGGTCTTCCTAATAATGTAGACGCTTATGTCTACAAGGATTTCACAGCTGCTTATTTTGACGGAGATTTTGAACACCAGTTGGATTCTACCAAATTAATCACCTGTGATGGCCTCAGTGTATATAGCTTCATCTGGGCCTTAACCAACGATGTTGATGACTGGAAAGGTCTGGTGGATGGCAACAAGGATTCATTAGGAATCGCCTTGAAAGGAACTGGCGGGTCAAGCGAAGGTGAAATAATTCTTTATGAAAATGATGGGGGAGTTGAATATACTGATTCATATTTAATTTCAACGGATACTTCTTATTATCTAACAGTTAAAAGGGATGAGAGTATTGGGACTCATGGTACATTATATTGCTATATCTATTCTGATGAGGCAAGGACCACATTATTAGATACCCTAACCCTTACTCTCCATACTTCTAAAAAGGATTATAGATATCTGTTTGGTTTAATGTCTTATAATTCTGGCAGTATCAGTGATATGACAGGAGAGGTCAAAAATATTAACATCAATGGGCTTTCTGGTGATCAGGCAGAATTTGATATTTTTTCAATAGGACAACCTACGTACGAAGTTATGCAATATAGAATAATGAGTTTAGGAAGAACAGTTGATACAACTTTCAGAGTTGATGCATTGGAATATGATGAAGATATTTATTCTCACAGTGAATATGATGGCTATATTTAGGAGGAAATATGGCGACTGAAACATTTCCAACATTAAGCAGAGAACCTGGTTATCCAGCAGAAGAGCAATATAATCAATTGAACTCTTTGACTTCAAAGTCAGAAGCGGGATATATCCATGGTCGAAAACGCTATACAAGAAACAGAAAAATTTTCAAGAGAGTTTATCCCGGGTTGACTGCAGCAGATAAAGACCTTCTTGATACTTTCATTGCTCTTGTGGGAACTGCTATTGATTTTGATTGGACTAATGTTGTTGATAGTACTACATATGAAGTTCGTTTTGTCCAGATTCCTATACTAACTAAGATAGGACCAAATACTTGGAAAACTTCATTTCAACTCTTAACTATATAGAGGGATATTGTGTTTAATCAAAAGAGAAAGAAGGAACATCAAGAATTTTTAAGAAGAGTTGAAAAGATTTCTCTTGAATTAAAGCAAGAGCAAACGCCTCGTAAAATTCTTATTGTTGATGATGATAATTCTCTTAATGATTTCCTAACCGCCGTGTTATCTAAAGAGGGTTATAGTATAAGTGTTTCAAATTCTTTGGCTGAATTTGAAACAGAGCTTTTATTAAGAGATTGTATTTATGACATGCTTCTCCTCGATATAGGGCTTTCAAATGGGGATGGATTGGATTGGATTGAAGAAGTGAGAAATGCGGGTTGTATAACTCCGGTTATTGTTATGACAGCTTATCCTTCCTATGAAAGACAAAAAAGGGCATATGAATTGGGAGTGAAATCGTTTATTGAAAAGCCTATTAGAGTTGATCGGTTGCTATCAAGATTGAGAGAGGTATTATAAATGGCAAAAGGATGGGCAGAACATTCTGAGTTTTTAATCGAAGGAGTGAAACGATTAACCTTAGATATTATTAGAATTGATGCCAAGACCGATAGAATCTTGTATTTAATTCTTGGAGGGTTAATCAGTGTTCTTGCTGGATTGGCGGTTTGGTTTCTTAGAACGGGATGAGGTTATAATGGCAGATAATATTGTTTGGAAAAGAGTTCGACATTTTCAGAGCATAGAATTTAACGATCCAAATCATCCAGGTTCAGGAATTTGGATAAATGGAATTCTATTAATGAGACTTGATGTTCTTCGCCATGATACAAATTGGCCTATCATTCCACATGCAGCAGTTGGAGGTTGTGTGGATATGGAAGGTACTCACGAGCATTCTACTAATAGTTATCATTTAAAAAGCAATGGATGTAAAGCTTGTGATTTTCATTTCATTACTGATGCTTCTCCTCGTCGTCAATACTATGAAGTTTCACGAATGGGATTTGGGGGTTTAGGGGCTTATTATGATTGGAATTGGAAAGGAAGGAAACTGCTTATTGGCTTCCATGTAGATGTAAGGCCATCTGATAAAACCCAAAGATGGAAACGGATAGATGGCCAGTATATATATTTACTTAATTAATTTTTAAACAGGAGAAAGAAAATGGCAGGAGGTACAGGGCCACTAAGAAATAAGGTTGTAGAAAAACTACAAAAAGAAGTTAAGGAACTTAAAGAGAAGCTCGTTGAGCTTGAAAGGAGGTTAGATGAAGCCCTAAAGAAACCGGATTGAAAAACCCTTTAACCACGAGGAGGAATTGTTATGGAAAGATTTTTGAGAAGTGGAGGAAGTCCTTTTACGTTTTTGATCTTGATGGTCTTGCTGATATTTTTCTTTTCAGCCTGTGCCGGAATGACAGTAAAAAAGGATGCATCTCCAAGCGAGAAGTATTTGGCAGCCTTGACAGAGTTTAATAGTGTTGTCAAGGATTATAATTATCAATACAGATTGCAAACCCCAGCAGTACAGGCTGACTGGAAAAAAGAAATAGATCCTTGGATTAAAAAGTGTTCCATAGCTTTAGACGCCTGGTCAGTGGCTGTTTCAGAAAAGGCTTCTACGCAAGATAAGATTGATGCCTTTGAAGAAGTTAAAACAATGTTAATGAAGGTTTTAATAGTAGAGGGAATCAAAATAAATAAGGGAAAGTAGTTATGTTTTAATTTGATCCTAATGAAAGGAGGTAGCAGACTATGCCATTACCAGTAGTTATAGGAGCGGTCCTGGCCAATCCGAAAGCTATACTTTTGTTCAACCTTTTGCTTAGTAGAGCAATTAGGGCGATTTGGATAAAAGTCGCCAATATGTCCCCTGAAGAAATTGACCAGGAAATTATTAAACAAGAAGAAATAAAAGATGAACTTATGGCTGAGATAGACAGCCATTAATATCCGGAGGTGATATAAAAATGAAATTTCTTAAATTTATTTGGAAACTTTTAAAGAGTAAAACTATAGATTTCAATGCTGGATATGCCGCTCTAATTGTTTTGCTTAGCGCCTTGGGCTTTGAAATAGATCCCAAAATTGTGGCAGCGGTTGCAGCATTAATGAATTGGATTCTTCGCGCTATAACAAAAACAGCTCTTATGGATAAGTAAAGGAGGTGATATCGAATGCCGAGGAAAGATAAAACAGGTCCGCCCACAGGAGCAAAAGGGCCAAAAGATGGTAGAGGAAAAGGAAAAGGTCGCGCTCCTGGAAAGGGGAGAGGAGCTATGACAGGAGGTAAACAAGGAGTAAAGTAAATAGGAAGAAAGCAAAGTTTAAAGCCGGGATCTTAATTGGTCCCGGCTTTTTATTCAACTTCAAGAATAAATTCGTCAAGATTACAAACCTTTTCATCAAAGTAAATATCATAGATTTTTCTGCCTATTAATTCTGCAACATTAATAATCCGTCCTGTGCGATAGGCATCCTCAGCATAATCATTATCCTTGCCCACATGAATTATGAATGTATCTGACATTCTATTCTCCTTAAAATGGGGGTTAAAATCCTTCCGAAAACAAGCCTGAATCCAGTCGAGACATAGGTGATAATCAATTTTCTTACTCTTATCCATATACTGATATGGACTTTTAAAAGAAAACTGTTATTTTGGCGATTTTTTAGCATTTCTTCCAATTCCAAGGCCATATTGAAATTTCGCCACAATTTGGACAGGTCGCTCTGGCAAATCTGTAATGATGAGAGCCGTGATAGAAACCTGTAATAGCAAATATTCTAATAATTCTATTACAACCTTTTTGTGTACATATCATAAATTTTCCTCTTACAATAAATCAATTATTTATTTAATTGATACAACACAGATGAATGACTACGGTTAAACAAAGCAGCAATAGTTTTCAATGAAGAAGAAGTTTCATTACGACATCTTTTCATTGCTATCTTTCTTATTCTACATATTTCTTGTGCTCTACTATTTGATAATAAAATGTCAATGGAAATATTATGTCTGTCTGTTTCTTCTTTAATAATAGATTTTATGAGTTCAACTCCTGGTTGTTTAAATCTGTGGTATTCTGGATGCAAGATACAGGAGCAAATTTCATTTGGGTTAGGACAAGGATTACATCGTTTCATTGCTGCCATTCCTCTCTAACATGAGGAAGTTCAAATACACCAAGTAATTTTGTTCTTTCTTTATTTCTATAAAGAGCGCATTCAAAATTTCCACGCCATTTACCATTTTCACTCATTTTTTAACAAAACTTCTGTATCATAAAGAGTAAGATTAAAACTTGGGGCTAATTCTAAAGCCAGTAGAGTCTTATCAAAGGATTTACCAAGTCGGAGATAAGTCAATTGTATATCAGGGAAACAAAAAGGATAATGAGAAGCAAAAACCCTTAAAATTTTATTTTCCATTTTATCTAATTGATTTGTTTCATAGAGCATTTTTTCTTCCTATAACAGGATTATATTTATAAATTCCTTTATCGTTTTTACTATATGGTATTAGCTTTTTATCTTTGGTTTTGGTTTCAAGAAAATAGTTTCCTGCTGTATCATAGTTTGTCATTTCTGCTATGAGTATTTCTTTTATCCCACCTTTCTGCCATTGAAAGTATTCAAGTTCATTTTCGATGTCGGAGGTTTTATCTAACAATTCTTCTATCATAGGTTGTAGATCAAAGAAAGATTCATTGAAAACTTTGTTGAGAAGAAAAGTAAGGATTAAGTAAGCAAGGATAATAGCTATTGCCATTGATAATACACCTATTAATATATCTCGGAAAAAGGCTTTCATCGGTTTATTTCTCCCTCTCTTTTCCTTCTCATTGTATATCCTTTTTATTATCCGAAGTTCTTCAAAAGTTTTTGTTCTTTTAAATCCTTTATAACAATTTCCTTTTCTCTAAGAGAAAAGGCTGCAAGTAAAATACATTCTTTACAGATGCCATCTCCATCTTCTGTTGGATAAATCCAAATATTTTTCTTTTTACAAAATAGACATTTCATTTTGTCTACCCCTTTCTGAATCCTATCAAAGCAATATGTCTGCATATTATAAGCTGTCCTTCCTTAGTTTTATAATAACATGATAGTTTCCGCCATTATTGTGGTATATATGGGCGCCACAGTTACGAGGTTCATAAATTAATAGCTTTCCATTTTCATTAAACTCTTGGATAGCTTCTCTTACTCGTTCTTCTTGTTCGCTTGGTAATAATCCTGTTTCTTTCTCTCCTTTATAAACTTTTCATTTATCCTTTATTAAACCTGTTATAAAAATGCCGAGACAGATAACTGTCATAGCTGGTGTTGAATAATACCATAGATCTCCCATCCTTTTCGCCTCCTTTCTTCTCTAATATAAAAATTTAGAAAAAGAATAGCGAAAATACTGCTCCAAATCCTATAGTAAACGCTATTATTAATTTAGTACTTTTTTCATTGCTTCCCATGTTCCTGTTCCTACAGGGGGTTGCCATAATTATCCACCTCCTTTCAAATGCCCTTGTCCTAAGACAGGTCAGAATTATCTAAACTTTTCGCAGTGTTGATTGGTTAAACATAAGAGCAACTGTTTATCACTTAATAGTGCAATTAATTTTTTAATATCTCGCAACCTAAAACCTGTTAACCATGTATCCTTTTCTTCTTCGTTTAAATCATCCATTGACATTAAGTATGCTTCCAATGGTGTCCCGCTTGCCCCTGAATGTATTTCGTGAAAACCTGATACAAAATTATCATATACAACGTTTTCAATTAACTTTCTCATTTTATCGCCATCTCCTTTACCACTATCTCAAATTTAGTTCCAGAGGATATTGTTATCATAATCAGTCCTCCTACTTTTTCAACTTTTTTACTCCTTCAGTTTCATTTGAAGAATCTTCTTTTTTGTATATTGCCCCGTCTAACAGAAATAGAAAAGAGAATCAATAACATCTTCAATTTTGGTTAGTAACATAGGTTATTCCTTTCTTAATAGACGTTTCAAATACCTTGTCTGCTCCTTCAATAAGATCAGGGGAATGACTTACCATTATGAATTGTAAATTTAATTTCTCACTAAGTTCTTTTAACATAAGAGAAGCCTTAGGTTGTAAATCACGTGAAAGGAACCGAAATGGTTCGTCTAAAATCATTATGTTGCGGGTTTTAGGTTGGGATAATGACCAAAGAGCAACTCTTAAAGCAAAGGAAGCAATGTCAACAACACCTCCTCCTGTAGCTGATAAAGGATCAATTCTTTCTCCATCTTTAATGAAATAAATATCGGCTTCTGTTTTACCTCTTCTAATAACAAATTCTAAGATCAATTCATAAGGATCATCAAATACAGCAGACAAAGCTAAGGTAACAAGCTCACTGATATGGTATTGCAGTTCTTCCTGTGTTTGTTTGGCTACTGTTTGAATAATAACCTGAGCTTTTTCAGAGTAAGAAATTTCTTCTTCTAAATGCTTAACTTCTTTCTCTGTTTTTTTAATTTGAGAATAGAGTTGTTCCTGATGACCTTTTTTTCTTTCGATAATAATTCTGAATTTTTTTAACATTTTGATCCTTTCCCTTATATAATGTTATCTAAGCGAACAAGATTTAGAATGATATGAGTAGGATAATTACATTCGGAACATCATATTAATTCCCCTTCCCCGGGCTCGGTTGGGCGGGCTCTTTTTCGCTGAATATTCATTTCTTTTTGCGCTGCTTCTTCTGGATATAAGCCTTCATTTTGATAATCTTTAATTCGGTCAAAATCAACCATATCTGGATTACCACCTGACATCCATACATCATATAAAACATCCCCCCTATAATCTTCCATAAATCCTCCTATTCTTGTTCTAAATGATCAATGTCTAATTTCTCACTTTTAAAATATATTTGAATGCCCCACCGACATTTACTGCAATAACGATATTCAGCAGAATGGTTACCTGATAAATGACATGGAATTTCAATCTTGGTTCCACATTGGCAGCAGTCAGTGTTAATAATTATTTCGTTTGTCAAAACTCCCTCCTTTCCTGATTTAGAGATTGAAACCTGACAGGTGGACTGCTACCACAGTGCAGCGAACACTCCATAGCCTCACGAAGTATGGCTGTCAGATAAACTTAACTTTTTCATAATTTCTCCAACAAGTAAGTCTACTTCTGTACTAACAGCATACACAGCCCGAAGTTCATTCCTTAATTCAGGCTCTTTTTGTAGTCTTACTTTTGCTTCCTCTTGAATTGCATCAACTATATATTGGTAATTTGTCATAATGCCCTTGTCCTAAGACGGGTCAGGGTTGTCGGTATCGACTTTAATTACCTGCCCACAGGTTGAGCAATATTTAGGTGCTTGCCCTGTACCTGCGCAAAGAGGACATTCATAGTATTGAGTTATATTTACCCACTCACTTTGGTCATCACATTCTAATTTTCCTTTACCTTTACATTTTGGACATGTCATCAAAACTTCCTCCTTTCCATCTTACGTCTTGATGTTAGCGGCAGGGTCGGTGAGCCAGAAGGTTTTTTTCGTTTTTTACTCGGAACATCCGAGGTGGTTTTTAAGCCTCTCATAAGCGAGATACTTCTACCTTTAGAACCACTTCACTGGGCTTACTCACCATTGTGTTACTTTCCCTGTAACCATAAACCAATAGGTTTTGACCATTCAGTCGAGTCTCCTATGAGAATCCAAGATAATAAAACAAAAAAGATTGCCCCTGCAACAGCCCATAGAAGTGGTATGGTATTTAAATGTTTTTTAGTAGTTACTACTCCCCCCATATAGCTTATAACTCCACAAAATAGTAAACCAGCTACTTGTGTAATTAGCTGTCCAGGAGTATCAATTATCGAGAAAAAAGGTATCATAATGCTCTCCTCAAATTAGCAGCTTGAGGTGGCAAACTGAATCACAACCATGCCAATCCAAGGAAGTAAACTCACCAACCTCTCACCGCCTTTGTGCTGACAGCCAGGAATACCCCACGTTCCTGGTAAAGGCACCCGATCATTAGTCACCCGTCAATCCTTCCTGAATTGAGTTATCGCCACTGCCAGCACGCTAAAGTTATGAAAGTTCCAAGGTTGCATTGCCAACAAGACCCCTCTAAAGCCGACCACTCTACGGTTAGGTGTTAATGGCTTGGGCTGCGAGGGGGTTAACAATCTGCTCTTTTAGTGACAGTGCATCCCTCAGATACATGATGAACTTTTCCTGTTTCGATATCTATAAAAATCCAACTATCACCTGTAGCACAAGGAACATGTTCTACTCTCGCACTTGAAGTAAGCGTTACCTTTGCATTATTGAAATTCACAGAAACAGTATCTCCTTCTTGTATACGATCCATCCATGTTCTCCTTTCATTCCCTCAACCGTCCCTGGTCATGCCTATATGCTCGATAACCAGATATTTAGGCCAGGCGCGGGGACAGAAGAGAGAAATCGAATAACGAGATTAATTCTTACAAAACATAAATAATTATAATTAATGCTCCAATTATTAGGCCGATATCTATATATTTATCGTACATTTTTTCTCTTTTTAAGCATCTTAGAAGAAGAATAATGAGAATACGGCTCCAAATCCTACGGTAAATGCTACGGTGAGTATAGCAGCTTTTTTTACCGCTTCTATTATTGCTATTTCAACTATTCTTGTTTCTATCTCCCCTCCTTTCGTTTGTGGCTATGAAAGCATATTATTGATTGTTTTTAATTTGAATCTGAATATTTGGTTTTCCTATTAAATAATAACCCCCTTGCATATCTGAAACATCTATTACTGGAATAATGATCTGATCAATACTAACTTGTGAAGGGACTTTAATTGGTTCTGGAAAAGTTTTTTGCAATACTTCTTCCATTTTATCTTCAATTTCTTTTATGTATCGTTCTAATTCATTGAAGGTCATGTCTCTCATAATCATTTCTTCTTTCGTAATCTCTTTATCCGCTTTTGTTATTAATATTTCACTAAAAATTTCATACCATTCTTTTCCAAATGATTTCATTCTTTTTCCCCAAATAATTTTTCGATTATTGATCTTAGATTTTCTGCTGCAATAAAACCTTTGTGTCTCCCTGGAACAAAATGAGGGAAATGATGGTGGGCAACAATCTTATCAATTTCATCTCCGTAGAAGATTGTATCATCAGGAACCATGGAAGAAAAGTGAAATTTAACAATAGGATCGGGGGAGAAAGTAGCCTGAAAACGAACTGTTGCTTCGGAGTAAGCATCGACAAACTCTCGAAGTTCTTTATTTGTGATAGGTTTTACTTTAATCATTTTTCTTTCCTACTCTCAGTTTTGCCAATTCTTCAATATATCCATATAAATGTAATCTTTTGCTACCTGCACATATTTCCCCTTGATTCAATTCCAATTTCATCCGCCATGTATTGAGGATTTCCTAAATAACAATCGTTAGGTTGAGCAACTTGAAGAATAGCTTGATTGGTATTTGGCATTTGTTTTAAAATATCTACAAAATGTTTTACTTGGAAAGTTATCCTCATTCTAATTTCCAAATTTCCTCAGTAGGTAAATCCGATTCTGCTTCTATTATAATCAGTGGATTTGAATTATCAGAATTTAAAAGAACAAATAAATGAGTTTTACATATCCATTTATATCTTTTCTTTCCAATGTTTATACTCATTTGATATTTCATTCCCTGATTCCAGAATTCTGTGTCAATTTGTCGCCATTCAATCTCAGTAAAATAGGAATAACCCCATACAAGGAATATGATAAGAATTAACCCTAATATTATTCCCATCAATCTTACTTTAATTTTAGAATGTAACATAACTCCTGTCCCTTATAGCCAGCTGATCTTCTATTTCTTCACTGAGTTCCGGATGTTTATCTATCCAGTCTTGTTCTTGTAACCATTCTAAATAATGACGAGGAACATCATCGATGCTTTCTCCTCGATATTTAGACCACTCTGGCATTATGAAATCTTGATCATTCATGTTTTAATTCTCCTGTTCCAATAAATTCAATTTTCAACTTTTCTTTACTCCAAGTTTGTTTGAAGACATCTCCAAAGACGGGAATACCTTTATAGGTTCCATGAATAGGTACTTTTGAATCTTCTAATCCAGAAGCTAATACGGCTTTTTCATAACTTTCAATATTACTGAAATATGCTTCTCCTCCCCATTGTTTTAAAGGAATGGAGCTGTCTATTTTGCCCTCATCTACCCATATATGGAGATCACATATTATATCAGCATATCTTCTTTTGATATGAAAAAGTATTTGATCCTCCTCTTCTGGCTTTGGAACCTCTTCAAGAGCCATTAATGGATGATTCATTTTGGTAAGTTCAGTGCAAGCTTGAAAGAGGGCGTCTCGGATACTTAATAAAGTATCAAGATAAAAAGGTTGTATAAGAGTAATCAGGCCCTCTACTGGCATTCCTTCTTTTCTTGCTTCTCTCATGGTTTCTTTGTATTTAATAAGCATTTCTTCTTTTGTTTGCATAATTATTCTCCCCACTCATAGTCTTGTTCTAATTTAACTATGCCTTTTTCTAATTCTTTTTCTTTCAATTCCAGTTCCTTGTCTATCTTGTCCAGTTTCTTCTCTGCTGAAGCCAAATCCTTGCATCCGAACTCTTCTTGGAGCCTTTTGCGAAGCCCCTTCAACTGGCCTTCGTACTCTGCGGACTTGGTTTTGGCCTGTTCGATTTCTTTCTTCATCCCCATTAGTTTCTCGTTTTGATTGGCCATAATATTCTCCTTCCTGTTCATTGATATCAAGGACACAAATCCTTATAATGTTGCCTCCCTCATCTTTTGCTATAAAATCACTCCGAGTATAGGTTCCATATTTCCCAAAGTGGGCTTCTCCTGCCGGTTCAACTATGCAACCAGGTACTTTTAAGTTGGCTATTATATCGACAAGCTCAGATTTTATTTTTTTTCGCATGATAGATTAAAGAATCCAGAATTATTTCTCTGATAATAACAGACCCCTTACTGGGCATTCCTCTACTTCGAGATAATATTTCATTTCTTAATCTCCTTCTTTCTTTTTTTCCATTCCTTGATTATTTTGGCAACAGAGGGCTGTGAGATCAAAAGTTCATTAGCTATTTCATTTTGATCTAATCCCGCTTGGCAAAATTTGATTGCTTTCTTTTTAATTCGTTCAGAGATCTTTTTTCCTTTAGGCATTGAGAGCACTCCATGCTTTTTCCTTTATTTCTTTTCTTGTTCTATTTTTTTCGAAGAATTCTTCCAGATTTTTCTCGAAAGATAAACCAGTTTCGTAATCTTGTTTTAGATGAGATACAAAAAAATCAATTCTTTTGTCCCTCTCTTTTTTGATTTCTAAATAATCAATATTCATAACATCTTTTTCAATAGGAAGGTATACAGCTTCAACTTCATTTGTGTTTGCATACCAAAGGTAAACTCGTGGTTTATGATTTATCTGATTTACTGACATCCTCATCATGCTGCCAGGATTTACAAGCAATCTTCCTTGATATTCTTCTACAAAAGCTTGATGGTTATCTCCTGTCAGTATCAAATCATATTCAGGAAACTTTTTTAGAAGAGCGTTGGCTTTTGGCGCATCTTGACCCGGCCATAAAGGTTTATCTTTGATTACCATTTGATGGGCAATGGCAACTAATTTATTATCTCCTTCTTTTTCATGATGAGAAATTGGACTTCCATAAGGAAAGGCCATAACATTTGCATTCATTATTCCTGGAATATGAGTAGGCCTGTCTCGGATTAAATAGTAAATCGTTCCAGCCGCATCTAATACTCCGAGCCCCCCTTCTGACCATTTATCTAATCTATGATACGGAAGATCATGTTGTCCAGGGATGATGTATATTTCGCTTCCGCAAGCCATAATTATATTAGTTAGTAATGAATTAGGCCATTGGGGTTTATTACCAAAATCGCCTGCCACCACTATTGGAATTTTATATTTCTCTGCTAAGGCAATAATAAATTCTATCTTTATATTTTGTGCTACGAGATAATCATCTGTTCGGCAGATAGGAACATCTGTTCTCAAATGCCAATCGGCAGTTAAGATTGCCGATGGTTTCTTATTTATTTTTCTTCGTTTTCTTTCCATTTATTTTTTTCTGTTTCTCCTTCGAGACTTTTTTGCCTGTTTATTTTTCCTTCTGTTTTTTCCAAAGGATTTGTAAAGGGGCTCATTTTCTTTTCCCTCTGATATTAGATTTTAATTCACTTCCACACAATGGACATACTGATGGCATTAATTTATGAAATTCTTCTTCTTGTTTTTTAAGTTTAATTTGAAGTTCTTTTTGCTCTGTTTCTATATCTTCAATTTCTTTGGAAATATCCTCAAGTTTAAAATATTGATTGCTTTCTGTCATTATCTCATTATCAAGAGTCAAAAGGAGGTTTAAATCGGGCTGTAAATCCGCCAGAATACGGGCGGAACATAAATGAGAATCAATTTTCTCCAGTTCTTTATATAAAAATATAAGGTTTTCTTTTGAAAGCCGTATTTTAGAGATTTCGGTCTCAATGATAAATTGTTTTTCCAAGAAATTTTCAGCGTCAAGAATAATTTCAGTCTGCTCTTTTTCTCTATTTATATTTGAAACCTCTTCAATCAAAATCTTTAAGGTATAAACTTCCTTTTGTCCTCTGTTTATTTCCTTTTCTAAATTTTCCAGAACAATCAAATTTCCATCCGCCTGATTCACCCAATCATATTGTTGAATTTGTTCATTCAATTCTGATAAGTGAAAAGTTCCTTGTTTTAAATTTTGGGTTTCACCTCTGAGTTGTTTGGCGATATTTTTGAGAGCAATATCTATTTTATCCAGATTAACAATTTCGTTTAAATAGCGAGCAATTTCTCCTGGACTTTGGCTAAGAAGAAATATAGAATCATATTGAAATTGACAATTGATTGATTTTATATTAAGAAGCAATTGTATCTCATCCGGAACAGATTGACCCATTGCTTTAAATTCTTTTGGCTGTTTTCCTTGAGAAGATATAGTATATAAATTTTTTTTTCCTTTCTCTCTGCTAATTATTTCTTCTTCCATTTCAATATCAACAATGGTATCTCCTCCCCATGTAGATCGGAAAGCATCTCCGCTTGGCCTGTTGTTAAATACCCAGTTGAGACTTCGAAGAATAACAGACTTACCCGAGTCCGTTACGCCAATTATTGCATTAACACCCGGATCAAATTCTAACTGAGTATTTTTGTGGGATTGGAAATTCAAGATTGATAATTTTTGAATGCTCATTTCAAAATCCTTTTCTTCCTTTTCTTCCTTTAATATGTCTGAGTAATTGAAAAAACACAAAAGCATCTAAAATGACCACAGGATCTTTATGAGAACGTTTGGCAACTATGAGCCAATCAGTCCCTGCCATTTGATTCTTTTGAGCTTGCTCGATCCAATTATGAATTGACCAAGATTCCTGTCGTTTACATTCAACAGACCAAGGAAACTGTTCTCTGGCGTCTGCTATTAATCTAATATCGGGACCAGATTGGCCCATCTCTCGTGAGGCAATCATTTCATCTTTACCCCAAGGAAAATGAATTAGATCAGAAATCATCTTTGCCACCCATTGCTGAAGATCTCTTCCTTTGGCTTTCGCACTTGAAATTTTGATTCTTTTTTTAGTCATCAAACCTCCTTTTAATATCAACTTCTCCTTCTCCAATCAGCAATCATGAGGGCGTCGTCTGCCCTGCCATCTTTTGCTCCTCCTTGAGGACCATAAAGTTCTGCCTTTGGAAATAATCTGGCTGCAGCAACACAACTCCCTTTTCCTTTGCCAAGCATTTTGTCATCTTTTGATACCAATCCTTTTTGCCATTTCTGAGGAGTCACCAGAATAAAAGGAATAGCAAGCATGGCAAGAGCCATTCTCCATATCCCAAAGTTGGTTCCAAATTTGAAACTTGAGCTTATTCCTTGGCCTGGCATTGAGTGGACTCGCTCTATTGCTGCTACGATTTCATATTTCTTTTCAGGATATCTTTCACTGATTGCCCACATAAGTCCAGCTGTCATATTTTCATCCCCTGGCCAATCTTCCAATTCCAGTATTTTGCATTGGGCGGTAATCAAGGCTATTGCCCCGCTTTTCCCTGGATCTATTCCAATGTATAAAGGAATTTTCATTTAGTCAAATCTCTTCTTTCTTTTAGGTTTTATTTCTTCCTCGATTTCAAACCAGTCTTGTTCTACAAGATCAACTAATTTATCATATAAAATATGATCTCCTTCAATTAATTCGAGCAATTCACTTTTTTTGATCTTGCCTTTATCCCATTTAATTTCTTTTTCTTCAGGGCCATATAAATAATCCAGCATGGTCCCAATATCATCTAAACCATAATCAAATAAAATTGTAAATTCAGCCTCTCTATATGGAGTGGCGGTTTTGTTCCTTTCCCATTTAGCTCTTATTCTGATACCATAATCTTTTTTCTGAGTACGAAAAGTACGATGAAGCTTTCCTTTCTCATATAACCAGGCAACCTGATGAGTATAGAAGTCGAGGGCCTTACCTCCCGTTCTATAAAGTTTTTTTCCGAATGTGATACCAATTTTTTCTCTTACCTGTGAAACAAGAACCAGCGTCGCATCTTTCTTTTCCATAATACTACATAAATGATTGAAAAAGGCTGAACTGAAATATTTTGCCTTTTCTGTTCCATAGCTTCCTTCTTCTTTTGTATCTTTTTTGATAGCCGCTTGAATTCTATCCTTTGCTGTTTGGGGAATAGTAGCATCAATAGAGTCAAGAACATATAAAAGAAATTCTCCTGATTTGAGATTTTGAACTCTTCTCTGATAATCTCTTCCAAATTCTTCACAGGTTTCAGATTGAATCCATTCAACCTCATCATAAAACTTCTGCCCGTACATTTTAGCAATAGGAAAATCCATTACTCCTTCGATGTTGTTATATACGATAATGACTTTTCTGACTGGTTTGAAATGTTGAGATTTGACCTTTTGAATATTGTAAAATGCATCAGCGCAAGCTTCCAATGCTAATAGTGTCTTTCCACTTGAGCCGTCTCCGACTATGTTATTGATTCTGCCTCGGGCCCAACCTCCTCTTCTGCCTTTTTGGGAAGCCGCAAGATTAAGAATAATAGAGCCAGATGAAATAAATTCAACAGGAGTTTTCTTTTCAACTGGCCTTTTGGCTGAATCTATTATTTGGTCAGTTAAAGGTTTTCTTCTTCGTCTGGGTTCCATATTATCTCCTTCTTAATATTCTTTATAATTCCAGATATCATCGTTTTTATCATTACAAATAAAAACAAGATTTTTATCTATATGGTCTTGAAGGAACGTTTTCAATGCTATCATTATCTCTTTGTTTCCCGAATAGAGAGTTGTCATTTTTCCCCAACCTTGACCAATCCAAACTTTACTTTTTGTTTCATGACAGATAAGAGAATAAGTTTGGCTCATTTCGCATCTCCTTTTCTTCAAAACTTCATACACTCTGGATATGGTTCTTTTGGATTACGTTCAGCATTCATAGTCTTGAATATCAAAGCATCTCGCATTGTAGTGAATCTTTCGCATACTGGACCATCTGGCGACATAGTTAGAAAAATACAGCATTCTTTTCCTTTTCCTGCTCCGCATCTATTCATGTCTGGAATAGGAGGCTCTTCCGTTACTTCTTCCAATATTGCTCTGTCTGTCCCCAATCCAGTATTTGTTCTATCATACACAATCAAATCTTCTTCATTACTGCAACATCCAAAACTGTCTTGGATTACATGTCCAAATTTCCCGGTTTCTATATTTCTCACTTTAGTTCTTATTTTCATCTTCTTTTTCTCCTCTCGGTTCAAAACAAATTCCGCGTACATTTTTTCTGCTTCTTGATTGGGTTAAATTATATACTCATTAGTCAAATGTTCTTCCTTCTAAATTAGCGGTTTGGGGCCGACGAGTAAAAGGTGATAACCCGTATCAGACACTATAATGTTGCTCTTGCCTTCAGGACCAATTTACTCACCAGTGCTGGCAGATAGGTAAGATGGTAGGTTGCCCACCCGGAGAATCAACCATTTTACTTACCCTTGCCAGCAAACCCATCAATTCTGAACCAATTCTTTCTCTCGGATATAGGCGGATACAAGTCGCATAACATCCGGTCTGGCAATGGGTTTTTTCCGAATACTTCTTCCATGGTATCATGGCATCCTTTGAAATTAATGTTCTTTTTCATAATACCTTTTCCTTCTACTTTTTTTCCTGGCATATTATCTCTCCTTTTGTTAAAAGATTTAAAATCCTTTCTTTAACAGCCTATCTAACTTGATCTGTTCAACCACCCATCGTCCGCCAAACTTTCGCCCGATGCCTCTTTTCCTACACCAATCTCGAATTGTTTGGCCGGAGATAGGGCCATACCCTAATGATTGGATATAGGATATGGCCGTGTTTATCGTTAGAAGTTTTTCTGGTTGATCGTTCATTATTTACGTCTCTGTCTCCGACGAGAGGTCGGTTTTTCTTCTGTTTTCTTTTCCTCTTTCTTTGTAGTCCTTCGACGTCGAGGAGTAGGCTCTGGTTTTTCTTCCTGTTTTTCTTCTGTCTCCTGTCCTGTTGTTTGAGCTTCTGCATCATGTCCTTCCTGGGCATCAGCACAGGCATTGAATATTTCTTCAGGGCAGTCTTGACACGCCTCTCTTTCATTGCAATCTATACCAAAGATTCCTCCATCAGGGCAGCTTCCTGCTGGAGTTTCTTCTGGAGTCTCTTCTGGAATTTCTTCTGGAGTTTCTTCTGGAGTTTCTTCTGGAGTCTCTTCTTTCTTTGGTTTCCGCTCAGTTTTTCTACTACGAGATCTCCTGGCTGGTGGTTTTTCTTCATCTGGAGGATTATCATCTTTTTCTGATTGAGTTTCCTCTTCTTCATCCAGTCCAAGGAATACTCTATTCACTTCATCATAAGTTGGAATAATAAGCAATTTATCCAAAGACAAAGTTTCATCCAGAATACTTTCCTCATAGGCATCACGATCCTTGAATTCAATTGACTGAGCCTCGATAAATTTGCTCTCACCAAGGCTCTTTTCTTTGCCTTTGAATTCGATAGACTTTCCTCGTTCCAAATCACTGAAGGTAATATATTCTTCTCCGTCAAGAGCATCTTCGAGAAAGTTCTTCTCAAACAAATGATAGCTTGCATCTGCCCAAAGTTGAAGGTCTTTATCTGGCTCACTATAATCATAAATATTATAATAACAACGCCATGATGGAGTTAATGCCCGAATGACATCCTCACTTTGTTCGGATTTAGGTTTATCATATTCTACTCTCAATTCCTCGCATATTGGACATTTCTTCCCAAATGCCAATCGTCGACAGAGAAATTGCCTATTGTCCACTCCTATTCGACTGTGAACAGGAACTTCTAATTTATAATCCTCAAGCCCTGGCTCTAATCCTGTTGGACGGCCGCTTTTAGTCCGAAGATCAGGATACCAATCTTGAGTGATTTCAAAAGGGAGAATGTCAATAAAATTTTTCTCCTGTCCGGATTTGGGTTTAAAAAGGTTTAAGGATTCAATCCCTGAAATATCAAGGACCGTAGAACCTCCGAGACCTGTCTTGTTTCTTTCATTTCCCGATTGTTGAGTTCGGCGCCTTAACGCCTCTCTTCGTTCCTTTGCTGATTTTCTTGCCATGCTTTTGTTCCTCCTGTCTTTTAGTGGTTAATATCGCCTTTGTAATTATCTTTGTCAAAAGATAAACTCCGATAATTAACAAGGGAATTCCTCCGAATATAATTAAAAACTCTTTCATTGTTTTCTCGTTCTTCTCCTTCGATTAATTCCTTCTCTCTGTTTTTCTGAAGCCTTATCCCTTGCCCTATCCACCATTCGTTTTCCTGACGGAAGATCCCGAGGCTCCTTTGGCCCTGCGAAATAACTTGCCATATAGAGCGTGACAAGATTTTCCAAAGCTTTCTTTCTGTGATCAAAAGATCTGACTGCCGCTTGAAGCAGATTAACTTCAAGATTTGCATCTGTAAGAAGATCTTGAACCTCTGTGAATCGAGCCTCCATAAGAATTGCTCCAGCAACCACAGTTTCTGTTATCTTTGAAATTCCATAGTCATCAGGTTTTTTTCTGATATCCCGATCTACCTGCGCCCTTGTTACATCAAGTTTTTCTTTGATCTTATCTCGCGACTTTTGTGCTTGAGCTAATGCCTCAGAATATTTCATATAGAGATTGGGATGTAATAACCATTCATCATCAAGTGCATGAGGATCAATTGCCAGATCGTTTTCATAGTTAAAATTTTCTTTATCCATTTTTATTCACCTCCTTTCTAAGTATTATATATTATTTTTAAGCTTTTTTAATATTTTATTTTTTTGCGCTCATAATCCATGGTTTTCTCAAAAAGCCTGGCTCGCTCTCTTTCCTTGGTTTTCTCAACATTAATGGCTCGCTCGTTTATTGTGGTTTTCTCAGAACAGATGGCTCGCTCTTCATTAGTGGTTTTCTCAACATTAATGGCTCGCTCTTTTTTCACCTACTTTTATAGTATTATATAATATTTTCAGGCTTTTTTAATATTTTATTTTTTGTCCTTCCGACTTCTTTTCAATTCAAGGAATTTAATAACCCCCACATTTCCTTTAGTTTTTCTCCTGTACTTTTTATTTCCATTTTTTATCCTTTCCTAAAAAGGAACATTTCGTTTTTCGTCATCAAGACATTCCCAACACGCCAAAGTTAATAAAGCTTTTCCTCCATAAAAGAAATTTTCTTTGAAACAATCGATTACCAATGCTCCTAATCCATTACCATTTAGCAGTACAGAATTCATATAGCCTAAAACCGCCTGCCTAACTTTTTCTGGCTCTATTTTAATTCCTTTCAAAATTTCTGCAATCACAGGCCAATCATTTCCTTTAATCAATGCCCTGCATAAATCAATAACCTGCTTATCCCCAATGGCGGCTATTTTAACAACTTCTTCCTGTTCATCTGGAGGAAGATCTATGATCTGATCCAAAATAATCAATGCGCTTCGAGGACATCCATCAACAGATTCAATTATTAAATCTTTGGCTGACTTATCAATTTCTAAATCTTCCTCTTTCAAGACCCAGTCAAGCAATTCATCAATCTGATCTTCAGTTAGTTTATCAACATCAAAAACGGAACATCTATTTCTAATTGTCTTTAAAAGTTTTCCAGGATCGGTTGTACAAAGAATAAAATAAACATGATCAGGAGTATCCTCCAAGGGTTTGAGCAAGGCAGTCTGAAAATCTTTGGTTCCCATATGGACTTCGTCCATGAGAATTACTCTCACCGGTCCTGCTATTGGCATATAAGAAATTGTTTGAATGATTTCTCGGGCGGTATCGATACCTCTGCTATTAGCGGCATTGATCTCAATAAAATCTTGATCATCGCATTTTAATTCTTCCTTCATTATTCTTGCTAAGGTTGTTTTTCCACATCCGCTTGGGCCTTGAAAGAGAAATGTATGAGGGCAATCTTCTCTTCCTAATACTGATCTCAATTTTTTTACAGTTTCTTCGTTTCCAATTATTTCTCCGAAATTTCTGGGCCGATAATCTATATGTAATGGCATTTATTTTCTCCTTTCATATCATAAAGATTTCTTAAATTTAGTACAGAGCGGTCGTCCTTTCTTAAATATCCATTCTTTAGGGTAATTAGGCTCATCGACATCAAAAACCGTTGTGTTTGCAATTATTTCACACAGAGGTTCATCAGGATAATTGTCATGTATACATTGATCACAAAAGTACGCCATGAATATTTCGCCCTCTGTTCCATTGCTTGGTCTGTACGGTGAACCATCTTTCCGTTTCCAAGTTGCATCTCTTCTCATTGTAAAACCCTCCTTAAAATTAGGTTAAAATCTCTTCTAAAATAACCCGAAACCCTTATGAAATACAGCCTATAATCAATCTTCTTGCTCTTATCCATATCAGTATATAGGTTTTTAAAAAGAAACTGTTATTTTGGCGATTTCAATATCTCTAATGTCCTAATGAAATTTTCAATTCCTTCTTCAAATTTTGGTTTATTCCCAGGGTTATGTTTGACTGATGCGGGATGTAAACACCAACAAATCCATAAACCCATTTTTTCATTCCATTCAGTTCTTCCACACATATCTGTTATACCCGAATCTTTATCTGTAAAAGCTTTGATGCAGGTATTGCCAAAAGCAAGTATCAATCTGCATTTTATTTTTCTTAATTCCTCTTGTAACCAATCTGAACAATATTCAATATGCTTCTTGGTAGGAGTTTTGATTTTTCTTCCTGGATAACATTTAACACAATTTGTCACATGAAAGAAAGATCTCTTGTATCCATATTTTGCAATTTCCTTCCATAACAATTCTCCAGCGGGAGCTTTTTCATAAAAACCTCTTCCTTCTTTATTTTCTTGAGGCCCAGGACCTTCTCCTATTATAGCGGCATTATAAATTCCTTGTGATGGAAGAACGGGAGCAAGAGCCTGAAAGTGAAGTTCGCATCCTGTACATTTTAATAATTCCATGTTTCTGAATCTTTTGCGTTTAATAATATTGCGGAAAGAGACTTGATGTTCATCCTTGAACTTCAAGGACAAATAATATTGCAAATCCTCATCAGGAAAACTATATCCTAAAGTAGAATGTAATTTTGGATAAAGGTCTTTTTTATCTCCTGATAAATTAAATGAAAATAATTCTTGTGCTTCTTTTGGATATCCTTCTTTAGTATACGCCCCAATTTGTTTGAGTATTTTATCCAGAGAACTACCCGGTTTCGCCACGGGATTTACTTCTTCCTGATCGAAAAAGCCCCTTTGTCTTCGTTGAATAGTTTTCTTTTCTGTACATTGAATAGCCGCTTTATCTCCAATACCTTTCACCTCAATAAAAGGAACATATAAATTGCCATTTTTCGCTATCCATTTATGAGAGTCAGATATTCCTATTTTAGGAGGAATTATATCTCTGCCTAAATTACGGGCTTCATTCATTAAATCTTCTTTGCTTCCTTCAGTCCCAAAAGATAGATAGGCACAAATAAATTCTGTAGAATAATGTACCTTGCAGTATCCGGTCCAATATCCAAGCAAAGCATATTCAATAGAATGGGCTTTATTAAATCCATAACTTGCCCATTTTTGAAGTCCATCCCAAAATTCTTCTGCCTCTGCTTCATCCATTGTTCTTTGTTTTAAACAGCCTTTTAAAAACATTTCCCAATATTTTTTAAATTCTTTCGGATCTCTTTTCTTACCAATTACTTTACGGATTTTATCTGCTATGGTATATGATAAACCCGCTACTTCAGATATGACTTTCATTACCTGTTCTTGATAGACAAGAATTCCATAAGTGTCTTTTGTAATTTCCTCATAAATATGATGTTTATGTTTCCACAATATTCCTTTTGGAAGTTTCTTTTTTCTTTGGATATATTCCCCTGTCATTCCAGAGTTGAAAGGTCCAGGGCGAACAAGGGCGATAATAGTAGCAATATCTTCAAATTTTTGGATCTTAATTTCTTTGGCAAGATCGGTTGTTGGTTTCGCAGATAACTGAAACATTCCAAAAGTATTTCCTTTATTAATTTCGGAAAAGACTTTTTTATCGTCAAGAGAAATATCCTCAAAAATAATATCTTTATTTTGTGAAATTTTAATCAGTCTTTTACATTCATTCAAAACAGTTAAAGTATTGAGGCCTAAAATGTCTAATTTCATTAATCCTACATATTCAGAATCTTCCATATTCCAATTGCACATAATTCGATCATTACGAATACAGAGATTACATCTGTCTCCTTGTCTTAAATCATCAGCAGAAATAATCACAGCGGCGGCATGTTGACCAGAATTTCGGATTTGCCCTTCCAATTTGATTGCCAATTTTGTTACTTCAGGATACCTTTTTTTGAATTTTCTTCCTTCATCTGTTTCTTTGGAGGCTATATCAACAAAACTATCCTCTTGCTGTTTTTCTGTGATATTTATTGCTTTAGCAAATTCATCAACCTCTTTATAAGGGACATCAAATACTCGGGCAACGTCTCTTATCACTCCTCTGGCTTTCATTTTGGAGAAGGTAGATATGCCAGATACATTATATTTACCATATAAATCTTCAAGATGTTGGATAACTTCTTCCCTTCGGATATCCTCAAAGTCAAGATCAATATCAGGATAGTCGATTCTATCTTCTGCAATAAATCTTTCAAAAAGAAGATCATATTCAATAGGATCGACTTTTGTTATACCAGTTAAATAAGCAACAAGAGATCCTCCGACTGAACCTCTGCCAGGCCCAACCATAATTTTTTGTTTTTTACACCATGTAATAAGCTCTAAAACAATTAAAAAATATCTTGCAAACCTCTTTCGGTTAATCAGTTCTAATTCCATTTCCATTCTTGGTCTGTATTCATCTCTTTGAAGTTCATTGATTCCTAAATTATCCAATCCTTCGTGAGCCAAACGCTTTAATTCTTTACCATGTTCTTTTGGTCCCCAATCTGGTTGTATCGGAGGCAAGGAAATATCTTGCTTTGAAATTCTAAATTCACAACATTGTTTGGCTACTTTTATGGTATTCCTCATAGCAATTAAATATTCTGAACGAGAGAAATGATTTTGTTTTCTAAAAGCTTCTGCCATTTCGTCTGCTGTCCGAAGATGCAATCCTTTGAAGTTAAATTTAAAACGATTTTCATCATCCCATTTTGCCTTGGTTTGTATAGCAAGAAGAACTTCCTGGACTTTCCATTCATCCTCATTTATATAATGGCAGTCATTTGTAGCTATAAAGGGAATGTTTTTATATTCTTCAAGAAGACGATAAGCTTTTATGGTATCGTGAATTTCTTTTTGAACTTCGATATTGTGAGGCATTATTTCAAAATATAAATCATCACAATATTGATGTAATTTGTAAAGAAATTCCGTTGCTCCTTCTAAATGAAGAAATGAACCTGCACAAGCTGTCATAATTACAAAATCCGATAGTTCGCATCCTAATAAATAATTATAATCGATTCTTGGAATAGTTCTCCCATACACACTTCTTGCTCCAGTTAGATTGGCATAGGTGAGGAGCCGGCAGAGACTTTCAAATCCATTTTGATTTTTAACAAGGAGCGTTATATGTCCTCTTTTTTCTTTTTGAGGTTTAATAGCTGCATTGGGAACGATATAAGCTTCACAGCCCAGTATTGGTTTAATACCTTGTTTATTACATTCCCTTTGGAAGTTGAGAAGGCCGTCGATGTTACCATGATCTGTGCAAGCTAAAAATTTGAATCCTAATTCCTTGGCTTTTTTAACATAATTTTTTACTGTACCAAATCCATCTAACTGAGAATATTCAGTATGTACATGAAGGTGAGCAAACGTTTTGTTTAGCATATATAATCCTCGTTTCTTTATTTCCTGAATTAACTTTTTATTTTTGTCTTCCTAAATTATAATATGGCTGTGTTAGAAAAATTTTCTTTCCAATAGATTTAGCATATCTTTTTTCTTTTTCAATGCCCCTTGATTGAGGCCAATATGGCAAATTAGCAATTACCATCTCATCACACCAATCGATCCATAATCTATTGAGCTTTTCCCAATAATTAGAGCTGATTGGTAAGGATCCATATATTGCTATTGGATGAGAATGTGCAATAGGGCAAAATACAGCATTTCCTTCGTTTATCAATTTTGCGGCTATTTTGCAGACCTCTTTAAATCTCTGTTCCCGTATGTTTGGATTTCTATGCGAATATGGACTTGCCAAATATATTTTTTTCATTATTTTGCCTGCGCGATATTAAATCCCCTATTTCTTTTTCCAACTGATTTCAAATTTCTTATTGCCACGTCATAATATCCTTTCTTGAGCTCGCATCCCTTGAATTTCCGTTCAAGTTTTAAAGCAACATATCCCGTTGAACCAATTCCTGCGAACGGGTCATATATAATATCCCCTGGATTGCTCCATAATTTGATCGCCCTTTCGATTACCCCAAGTTGCAAAGGGGCCAAATGTTTTTCGTCTTTGTTATTCTTTGCATCTCGATAATTTCTCAAAACATCTGTTTGTCTTATACCACCAGGATATTGAGGAGTTTGTCTATACCAAACAGGAGCAGCCCACTCAATCCACTCTTCTTGAGTAATCCATCCTTGTTCTTTATTTTTTCCTGCTTTTATAGGATTAATATTTTCTCCAGGCTTTCTGAATTGTAATAAGTAATCCGCTAAGGCACAATGCAAATGAGAAGCGTCAGATCTCAATGTTTTAAAAAGCAAGCCCCTATCTTTAGTCCTGATAGCTGTTACTTGAGGATTCTTATCGATGCAAACTTCTCCATAATAAATCCAACCTTCTTTTTCCATCATTTGTATCACTTTACCTCGGAAATCCTTAATACCAATATACCCATCTCTACTTTGAAAAGCAACTCCTTGGCATAGATGGATACAACAATGACGACCAGGCATAGTAATTCTCAAGAGATGATCTTTATTAATGACAAATCGGAATTGCTCAATTAACTCCTCAATAGATTTTGTATTACCAATATCATGTTGGCTATTGGTATATACATACATTCCAGGAAACGGAGGACTGAAAACAGATAGCCCAATCGAATCCGTCTTAATATTTTTCATTGTCAACACACTATCTCCCAATTGTAATTCCCACCCTTCCCTTTTCTTGATTTTTTCCATGTAAATCATTTCCTCTCTTTTTGTTCCAAGCTGTCCTGACAGATTCATATTTAAGATTAACTCATTAAACATTTTTGTAGAATCTTTTTCCTTTCGTTTGATATTCTTTACCACTCCCCCTTCAATTTCCGTAGTAATAACATAAACATTTACAGGATGCTTTTGACCAAATCGCCAGCATCTCCTCATCGCTTGATAAAACTTTTCATAAGAATCGCTTAATCCGACAAATGCCATATTGTGACAAGATTGAAAATTCATTCCAAATCCAGCAATAGAAGGCTTTGTCACAAGACATTTGATTTTTCCATCCTGAAAATCAAGTAGCGACTGTTCCTTATGTTGTGATGAATCAGATCCTTTAACTTCTACCGAGTTATTAATCTGCTTGGAAAGTAAATTTGACTCTTTATTAAGATCGCACCAAATTAACCATGTTTCATTTGATTTGTTTATTATTTCAGAACATAGTTCGATTCTACTTTCAATACTATTTTGTCTTGCAATTTGTCTGTCCCTCAAACCTCTTGCCTCAGTCGCAAATAATTCTCCTGGTTTGATATCTCTGTTTGTTGCAGGAATTGTTTTTTGAATTATCCTTAATTCCGGCAAGATAAATCCATCGTTGTCATAGCCTAAATCAGAAGGAGAACGCAGGGCTACAGACCACGATGCAAGCCACTTCCAAAATGCTTGTTTTGCATGGCCTTTGAGAACCCATTTTTGGACCATATCCTGAGCCCGATTGGTAAAGAATAACGATTTAATCTCTTTCTCTGTCATTATCCCAAGGAACTCGGCATGATTGATTATTTCAAGCAGATCATTTGGCGCTGGGGTAGCCGTACAAGCGAATCGAAAAGGAACTTGAGAACCAAACTCTGTAATTGCCTTTCTGAATTTGCCATCAAATCCCTTCAAAATTGAACTCTCGTCCAATACAATCCCTCCGAGATTATCAGAATTGAAATTCTTCAACATTTCATAGTTAGTAATATTGATTCCCTTTTTAATATTAGCTTGCCTACGACAAATATTCACAGGGACATGGAATTTTATTCCTTCTCTTTGTGTCTGCTTTGACACGGCAAGAGGAGCGAATATCAAGACTGGAAGTTTGGTTTTTTTCACAACATGGTTTGCCCAATCCAACTGGATAGGGGTCTTGCCCAATCCACAATCCGCAAAACAGGCAGAGCGGCCTCTCATCAATGCCCATTTTGTGATATCTTTTTGAAAGTTAAACAACATCGGATTCAACTTATTGGAAGAAAGTCGAAATCCCGAGTTGATATCCTCTATAGTTTTCTGTTCGAGAAATTTTTGGTATTTAAGATCTTCCATTTTTTGATTTTTTGATTGGTTAGTAAAATTCTCCAAAACGATTCGAGGTTATGTCTGACTTTGGGAAGTCTTTTGTAAGAGACGGTTTCTCTCATAATGGTATCTGCAAAATAAATTTTCATTTAGAAGCCAAAGAAATAACATGTTGAAAATTATCGCCTTCAAAAAGAAGAGACATTTCTCCAATGGTAACTTCTTTGAGTCTATTCAAAATTTCTCTAAGAAATACCGGATGTATGAAAAGTTTAATTTCTTCTCCTGTGTATCTAATACGATGTTCTTCTTCAATAAAACCAAGAGGACCTTGCCCTTTACATATTAAAGTTGATTTTTTAAGAGTCAAGGAAATGATCAAATCCTGTTCAAATTCTGTTTTGGCCAGAATTTCTGCCCTATCAATAGATTCGGCAAGACTGACAGGGAATTTTACTTTCTCTCCTTCCACTTTCAAAAAAGATTCTATATCAGGATATTCAACATCCATGATTCGAGTACTGAAGATTGTTTTTTCTTCATTAATAAAATGAAGCCATTCCTTTTGTAGAGAATATTTTATTGGAGAATAGTTGATAAGATGAGTGGCTGCATTCCCCGGGAGAAAAAATTCTTTTTTAATGGACTGATTCATAATTCTTTTTGTAATCCGAAATTTATCAGTAGATAAAATTTTGTTTTTAATAATTCTAAGATTAGTAAGTTCCGGTCTGGTCATATCTTTACTCACGGAAAACAAACAGAACTTAACTGCATTGGAAAAATCATCTGATAAAGGAAGCCATGTTTGAATATCATCGAAGAAAAGAGGAAGCTTGTGTTCTTGTGTAATATTGATATGGGCTTTGCTTCTCTTTCCTTTAATAATAAATTTATCTTCTTCCATTTGAATGTCTAATTCTTCGTCAGGTAATTTACTGATTAAAGCAAAAAATTCATTGGCTTTGACTGCCCCTTGTAATCCTGTCTTCATCATTTGTAGAATAGAAATTTGATCATTGTAAGTTTGGATTGTCGTTTCATTGAAAACAAAATGAGTCGTGAATTCAATGATTTCTTTATTTGCCAATCCAGGTTTAACTTTAACCAAAGCTTCTACTAACTCTTGTCTATTAATTTTCATAATGTCTCCTTTTTAATTTTTTTAATCCACATTATTAATGATTCTTTCTGAAAAGCCAGTTCCTCAATAACATAGTAAAATGAAATAAGCCGTTTATGAATATAATATATAATTCTGTTCCCGCAAAGTATATTTTCATTTTTTAGTCATGTATTTCTTAATTTCCTGATTAATATTTTCCCTTTTACTTAGGAAATAATATGAAAGTAATCTGTTATAAGCTTTAAGTTTATTTAATGCTTCCTCTTGGCTTTTTTCTTCCAACCAGGTAGCAAGAATAATTTTCATATCTCAAAACCTCCTGATGGTCTTTTTTTGAAGGGCCAAGGCCATTCTGGCATTGATTTTTCCAAGTCCAAAAAATAAATAATATTTAATTCATCTCTTTGTTTATAATCATTACTAAGTCCTGGTTCAATCACTGTTTCAACTATTTTGTCCTTTGACCAGCCAAAAGTGACTCTTCCATCCTTGAGCCCATGAATTCCTCTTTGGGCATCAGCATCTTGTTTACCAAACCATCTTTCTCCATCCTTGAGTTTATAATTATTATCTACCTTTTTCAAATCTGACTTTCCTAATTTATATCCTTTTTCCTCGAAGTATTGAAAAATGATGTCCTGCTGTTTAGGAGAAAAAGTATTAAAATGTTTATTTACTTCTTTTTGGGAAGGAGACTTACTTGATATAGCTACCTTCCAGGAATCCTCATCATAAATCCATTCTCCTTGTTTATATTTTGGAATGTAAATTGATCCTGTTCGACTTGTCATTACCCAGGACGTACTGTCTACACTGTACCAGGGATATCTAAGCATAAGTTTGAGAGAAGTTAAACCAAAGCCATGTATTTTATGAGTAGGTAAATAAGAATTGCTTTCAGGACATATTATAGAAAAGATGTAATCGTAAAATCTTGCCCTGACTGGAGTAGCTACTAAAGCGGCTCCTCCTAAACCAAAATATTCATATTCCAAAACTTTTCGTAAATATTTTTCATCTTCTTTAAAGTGATAAACTGGTAAGGGAGAGAGTCCTTGTCTTTCCATCTCTTTTTGATTTTCCCAAGTTTTTTCGGGACTGTTTAAATCATCAAGATTAACATACACTTCTAAATATTGTTTATGCTCATAAATAAAATCTATATACTTTTGCAAAGAAATTTTTGCTCCTTTACTCCATGCACTGTAAGCCCCAGAGTCAAGAAATAAGTTTATTTTTTCCTTTCTCATAATGGTCTCCTCAACTATATTTTTTCAAGAATGACATATATCCAATTTTGGGGTGCTTTGAAATATCTGATAATTTTAAAACCAAAGTCCTTTGTTAAAATTTCAAAGGCTTTTCTTGTTAACATACAAGTATGCTCAAGATGATAAAACATTGGTATATGGGCATCAAATGAATCCCCATCGTTTGTGCTTATAAAGAATCTACCACCAAGTGTCAACATCTTATAAATAAGTCCAAAGGTTTCTCTAATGTCATTTATGTGCTCAACAACATCTACTAAGAAGACATTGAGATAAAAAAGATTCCTTCTATAACTCTCAATTGAACCTATGTATTTACTAATATTACAATCTGAATATTCCATTCTCAATAAATCTTTTATTTCCGAGTAAAAGACCCTATATTTGGAATCTACTTTTCTTCTAACTAAGTAAGTAAAATCACCGTCCGCTGCTCCAAACTCTATTGAGTCCCCATTAAGAATATAATCCTCGAACCAAGCATATCTGGCTCTTTGATGTAATTTTAATCCCTCATCCCCTTTATACCAATAGTCAGATTCATGATAAAACTCTATATTTACATTAGTAGATCGAAAGGTACAACCACAGTTAGTACATTTCAAAATACCTTGTGGATAGATTAAATTTTTACATGATCCAGAACCACATATCTTACATCTTATATTCATATCTTCTCCAGGCTTTTACAATAAGATAAGGTTTTTTCACAATTACAAATTAAATCATTATCCACAAAACCACTTAGTTTTATTTTTCCATCAAATTCAGGTAAATTACAACAATATTTTTCATGTATTCTAATCAAGGTTATATAAGTTAGTAATGGAATATTACAAAGGCACTTTCCACATTTAGGACAAGGCATTATTCCACATTTAGGACAATCCATTACAGAAATATCAATTTGAAAACCACAGAAGAAACAAGGATGTTTTTCGTCCGGAGAAATAAATCCATGTTTAAATCTCCAACATGAGTTATGAAAGTTGTAACTTAAATATTTTTCAAGATCTTCAGGAATTGTTGGAATGGCTTTATCATCAATCATTACATTACATACTGGTTTTCTTCCATACATTATATTAGTGTATTTTACATTGTATTTTACTAACCATTCCTCAGTCATTTGTTTATCTTCAACATATCGGGCAGTAAAGAGAGTAATCATGTGTCCTAAGTCCACAAGTCGATTAATCTTACCTATTGCCTTAAAGTTAGGGGTCCTGTAAGGATAATAATCTTTTCCCCATCCTTCTGACTCTAAAGTTAATACTCCATCAATGTCAACTAAGATAAGCATCTATTTCCCACCATTTTTCACCTCTTGGATTTTCCATCCAAATATAAACATGATTATTTTTAATTTTATTAACACGTCTATAGTCCACTGAATTTAACTTTTTATTAGAACATCCCCATTTGTGATTTGCGAGATTATTGATATCTTTATAATCGTTATTTTTTTTTGGTTTTGGAAATCCTACAATAATTACTTTACCATATAATTTCAATTTATCTAAACATTTGAGAGCATCTTTCTCTCTCAAATGTTCAAAAATTTGCTGACCTAAAATAATATCAAACTTCTGGTTAAAACAACGCTTCCTTAGAATATAATCTACAACATCTATTTTATAAATCTCATTATAAATCTCATTATTTAGTTGGTCAAATCTTTTGAAGCTTCCAAGATCAATACCAACCAACTGTATGTTCCAACCATAGACCATTCTCATTAGACTACCATATAATCCTTTGCCACATCCAATATCTAAAAAAGAAAAAGCTTTATAATTTAAACCGATCATATAGTCTATTAATCCAAATAATTCACTCACTTGTTTTATATTACTAACGCCGTGTCCAAAAGGTCTTCCCATGTGTTCTCCTTTTTAAGTGAGATAGGCATCCACTTCTCTTATAATTGCTACATTCCTCTCTGGTAAGTATTGTCCTTTTTTAGCCGCTTGATAATAATTTAACATTAGTATTCGATCTACAAATTCAATATCAACTCCATGACTTCGGAGGACAGTCCATTTTCTAAAACAAGAAGGACAAGCTCCACAATAATTACTTACTTCAGTTGATGAGTAACAAGAAATGGTATCGAGTAATAATTCCGGCTTACCAACATTCTTTATAAACCACTTGACAACTTCCGCTTTCGACATTAGCCAGAACGGACTGAATACTAAAATACCTGGGTTCATAATAGATAGTAGCCGACTAAATTCTTTAAAGATAAATTCATTTTTGTCTGATACGACATCATCTTTAACTCCAGCAATACAAATCTCTTGATCATACTTCACTGCAAGCATTGCTAAATACAAGTTTCTAAAAGGGATGTACGCTTTTGAACCGACCTGTCTACTGTTAAGATTAAGTGTATTGTCGATAATTGTATCAGGTATCAGTTTTTTAATTACCCGTAACTCTCTATGAGTATAGGGAGTTCCTAAATCGAAATAAACAGTTTGAGGTTTATTTAAATAATGATAAGCAACAAAGGAGTCTATACCACCAGAAAACAGTAAAATCATTTTATCTCCTTATTTTTGTTTTTCATTACAAAATTTTTTGTATCCAACTACAGAAAAAATATTAATTCTATCTTGCATATGTTCTTTAGAATTTTTTCCTACTCGTTCCTCGGAATGCCAGTAATCACCGAAAACTTCTATAATAAGTTTTCTTCCATTTACATTTACAAAGTCTGGACATTTGCCTCGAATGATAAGACTTCCATCTCCGGCATATTTCCACTCGTTTGGAAAGTTTTCTTTATATTGGGCTATGGAAATATTATGTTTGAATAATAGATGTTTGTTAGAAATTACTTTGTATTTTTTCTTACATAATTGACAAATTACATAATCTTTATTTTCTATCACTTGAATAATCTCCTATATGTACATAACTATCGAATGGTAGTTTCCCAGCCTTGATATAATGGGCATCAATATGTGTCCCCCATAAACAGCCAGGACAATTTTCCTTTACAATAGGTTTCCATATGTCTTGAAATTCTTGCCAGCGATTGTACAACTCAGTTACACAAATTTTTTTACCCGATCCAAGATCAGGTTGAAAGTCATCGCAAGGGTAAACAAAGCCATCACAATCTACAGTAACCCATGAAGGAAATTCCTTATAATTAGCACAATTCCATGAGTAGTCTGTTAGTAGATTAGGATTGTCCCTTAATAAGTCAATGAACAGCCTACTTGTATGACATAATTCTCCCTGTTCCTTTAATTCGTATAACTCATTTAAGAAGGAGATAAACTGAACTATGTCTTCATTACGGAAAAGTAGTTCTTGCATTTCTGGATAATTTTTGCATTTGCTTCCAGGCTGTCCCCTATCCTGATGTATAAGGTCAAAAAAACTCCAGATTTTTTTCTGACTCATTTTTTTCACTGAATCAATAAATAGTTTATAGTTATTTCTTGTCAATGTTGTAATAGCCGCAACATCCCGAACTCGCCCTAACTGGAGAAATTGAGTTAAGGCGGGAACGGCGAGATCGTTTTTGAGAGAACTTGATTTGTCTATTCCTTCAATATCAAAACTCATTGATAAAGATTTTGCCCCAGACAAATAAAGTTGTTCTACCTTGTTCCAAAAATTAGGTACCATTCCTGAAGTTATAACAGTTGTATGAATTCCTAAAGATTCGGTATATCCTACAACTTCTGGTAATTTTTCAAAATCGTATAAAGGCTCAGCCCCATAGAATGCAATGAATCCACATCCTATTTTTTTCAAATTATCAATTCCTTTTAACCAACTTTCACAAGATAGGGAATTACTTTTTCCAGTAACCATCCCACAATAACTACATCTAAGAGGACAGATTCTGGTCCATAAAATTTCAGCTTTTACTATTTCCATTATCTGGTCCACAATGACATTAATTCACTTCTGGCAGCGAAACCTTTGTTAGAATCCTCCAAAAATATTCCTTTCAAAGAGCTGTATCCCATAATAGAATTTTGTTTTTCAACTCCTCTACAAGCAATACAAAGGTGTTTTGCCTCGGTTAGACACGCTGCTCCAAGAGGATTTAAATATTTCATTAAAGTATTAGTAACTTGTTCACCAATTCTTTCCTGTATTTGAAGTCGATGAGAAAAAATATCTAAAAGACGGGCCATCTTAGATACTCCAATAACAGGTCCATTAGGAATGTAAGCAATAAAAGCATTACCATAAAATGGAAGTATATGATGTTCGCACATACTATAAAATTCGATATCCTTCAAATAAATAAGTCCTCCGAATTGTTCCTCTTCATCTTCAAAGGTCTTGATTACATCTTCTGGACTTTCACTATATCCTGAGAATAAATGTTTAAATGATTCAATAACTCTCTCAGGGGTTTCAATCAGTCCTTCTCTACTTGGATCGTCTCCTGTTAACTTTAGGAGTTCGGTTACTATTTGTTTTTCTTTCATAAAGGCTCCTTAAAACAAAAAGGTTCTGGTGGGAATATTCTCAAGTTCTTCTCTGAAGATTTTTCCCACCAGTCCTTATATCTTTAAATTTTTCCTTTCCTCTTTATGAGACCACTTTGAAAACGCCCTTGTTCTCTTTGACTTCAAGTCCTTTATCCTTTTTGAGATGTTGGAGATGACCTTTAACCCTGCCTTCTTTTACTCCTAATTTCTCAGCGGCTTTCTCAATGGTAGTTCCTTTGAAAAAGAGTTCATCCAATGCGGCTGACTGAGAGCCAAGCTTATGGCCATATCTGCTTTTCTCTTTGACAGATTTTGCTTTCTTTTCTTTCGGAGGTTTTGATTCCGATGGTTTTGATTCTGGAGGTTTTGGCATTTCAAATCCCAGGACCTTTAAAGTAGCAATTGATTCTTTTGTCAACTTGTCACCAGGCTCCAGCATTTTTGTGACCTTTTTGATCTCATTTATCAATTTATCTTTCGTGGTTTTCTGCGCTGTTGGTAAGGCTGGTTCAAGATCCATAAGGTTGTTCAGGTCCTTTGCCAATTCAATCAATTCCTTTACTGTGGGTTCATTATTTTTCTTTTTCGCCATTTTCTTTTCTCCTTTCCTTTTTTTTGATTAAATGGTTAATGACTGTCTATCTCTCTTTCCTTATAAGATTCCCTCCTTTAAGAATACTATGGATTTCAGGATTCCCAGACAGGTTGTCTCCAAAACGGTTAGTAAATCCAAATCCATGTAATGTCCCTAAACCTTCATTTATCAAGCACGATTCATATATCTTTCGTAGAAGATCTGGTTGATTTTTTGGAAAATATTTTTTTACAGAATTTACTTGTTTAAGGAATTTTGTTGTTTTTGTTTTTGCTGATCCTTTTACAGATTTGATTATTGGATGATAAAAATTAACAAGCATATCCATTATACTCAAGTATAAACTTTTCAAGGAAGGATAGGGCCAGTAGTTAAGATTTGGCATACTTAACAAAATATCCGACATTATCTCGTTAGGATTGGCGTCATAAGGATAAGATCTTTTCTTGCCATTGATAATTATTAAAATAGATTCTTTCACTCTTTCACCTCCTTTCTAAGTATTATATATTATTTTCAGATGTTTTTAATATTTTTTTTGTTTTAAATCCCTCTTTTTTCAGAATCCCAAATGATTTTATGTAGTTGCACATTCACAGTCACGTCCCAAAACTTATCCTTTTTAATCATTGAGATTAAATCTGCCGGACTAAACTTTCCAAATACTGTGCTCAATGCCACATTAGCTTGACTCCCCAAATCTCTTAATCTGGAAACTGTTTCCTTTGCCAGATAGTATTCTTCTGGGCTTTGAAGAACCAACTTAATCCAATCACAAGAAGTCAAACGAGTAAAGTTTTTTGTAATCATCTTTTCCCAACACCATAACTTGTAATCAACAATCCAACCAAAATTTTCGTCATATAAATCTTGGGGAAGCTCAATACTTCCATTTGTTTCTACTGTGACTTTATGCCCTTTATACAGAAGCTCTTTAATTAAAGGAATTAATTCTCTCACCTGCAATAAGGGCTCTCCTCCAGTAATCGTAATTTTTTTACAACCAATAGTCTTAACAAGATTAAAAATAGCGGCTTGTTCATATATTTCCCCAGCATTTGCTTTCTGAGCATACTTGGTATCACAGTAAGGACATTTTAAATTGCATCCGGCAAAACGAATAAATGTTGACATTGTTCCTTGATGAAAAGTGCTAACTTCTCCGTCGATACTGGTAAAGATTTCGTTTATAATCATTTTCTTTCTCCTTTCCAAAATAACGTTTCATTATAAGTTTCCATGTTATTTTTCTGAATGGAATTGATCCTACAGCTATATCATAATATGAGCAGTATGCTTATCTCCGGCAGCTAAGTAAATTTTCATTAAGCCGTCACCTCTGCGTATGATGTTGGGGTTTCATAGAGACGAACAAAAGATATCTTTCCCTCTATCCTCATCTCCTCCCACCTATTCTGTAAACGACTCAGTATCCAAATAACCATATTCTCCGCTGTTGGCATTTCCCAAGGGAAGTTAATCCCAAGTTGCCCGGGTTCTGATTTTAAATCATTGAGCAAAACATGATCAACATGATCAAGAATCTCCTGTTTTACTATGATTTTTAAATGGGTAAAATCAATCACCATTCCCGAGTCATAGTCTATCTTTCCTTTAACTCCGACTAAAAGTCGGTATCCATGGCCGTGAAGACTTTTACATTTTCCCTTATATCCCGGCAGACGATGAGCCGCATCAAAAGTAAATTCCTTAATCACTGTTACCTGATTCATTTTTCCTCTCCTTTCGTTTATAGTTTTTAGCCATTTATATAATTCATCTCCGATAGCTTCTCTTAAGTTTTTTTCTTGATGTTTTGCTATATTTTTTATTCTTGATCTATACATCTCTCACTCTCTGGATTATGGCAATTTTGCCTTCTTCAAACTGAAATCCATTGCAGATTTCCTTAAGAATTATAGGAGTCTGTTTGTTTCTGCTAAATCCAATATTAACCCATCGACCGTTAAATGAAGTCAAGGCATTAATAATATATTTTGGATTAATCTTTATTTCAATCTTTTGTTTGATAGATTTATCTGTATCAATTTTTCCTTCCATTTTTCCTATGTCAAGATTTAAAACTTTTATTTTAAGACTACGTCCAAAAATAAGACTCATAGCGATATATCTTTTGTCTGTCAATATTTTGGCATATCTTGCCAGATGTAATAATTCAATTCGATTAATTCTTATTATATGATCAAAATCTTTCTGTAATATATTGCTAATATCTGGATATTTCAGATTTTCACTGATGGGAGATAAAATTATAATATTCTCTTTCTTTTCTAAACTATATAACCCTTCCTCTCTCTGTTGACCAAAATAACCTATATGAAGACTATATCCATCACTGGCAAACAAATTTCCTTGTTTCACATATAAATAACCAAGAGATTTAAATATTACAGTTTCTTTCATAACCTTGGCACAAAATGTAACTGTATCAAAGTCAGATCTATTCCTTTTCCTGTCAATTCTAATTTGTTTTATTTTTTTTTCATATTAAGCAACTATCCAAGTAAGGTTTTCCAATTTTGAGTTGTTGAAGAACTATGCACTGTTGAGAAACGCTGAAATCATCATCTCTTATTTTCATTGGAGAGATTCTCATAATCCCCAACTCTTTTTCTTCTGGAGTTTGATTTAAAGAAAAAGCAATATCTACTTCTGCCTTTTTTCTAATATCCTCAGCAAAGTCTCCCGATCTTACAACTTTTGAATCGTCTCTTCCTGTATTACTCTGACTACCAGTTACAATTAAACAGTGCTTTTCCATAGCAAGAGCTTTATGCATTAATACCGTTTCGTATATCCTGTGACGGTATTCATTGGTCTTTGAATTCTCAGGAGCAAACTTGTCTGCATAATCAGTCACGATTATATCAGGAACCCATCCTTCATAGTATTCCCAATTATCAAGCATTCCTCTAAGTTTTGAAATATTCAGAGAGTTAGGAGGAGGGGTTATTAACTTAAATCTGTTGCCTCTTAAAAAAGTTTTCTTCAAAGCCTGCCCTTTATCAATTCCATCTTTAGCCGTTAGTTCTTCTTTTCTTTTCACAATATGATAAACAGCTGGTTTAAATTCTTCTGTTCCTCTACACTTGGTACAATATTTTCCTAAATCTGTTTTTCTACATTTTTTATTTTGTCTTAATTCACAATCAAATACAGGAATTGAAATTTTGCCCGCCCATCTGGATTTAGGGAGTCCTGTCAAATTATGCTGAATTCTTCTTGTCATTTGTTTTTCCGACATTTCCAAACTAATGAACAAAACATTAAACCCTATGAACAATCCTCTCAATGCAATTTCTTGAAGCCACCATGTTTTTCCTCTTCCCATTGGACCAACGACCATTATTAACATATCCCTTTCAAAAGATCCAAACATCTTACCTAAATCGCCAGGCAGAGCAAACATCCTATCTCCTACATCTTTATCAAATGCTTTCTTAATTACCTTTGGGTCTGTGATAGGATCTATTCCGATTGTTTCCGATCTGGCTATTCTACTAAAATTGGCAATGAGAGTTTCTGCTTCTTCCACATTATCATTAACAAGATCGCTTGACAATTGCTGTCTTAGAATTTCTAAGGATGACTTTCTGAAATGAATTTCTGACTTATCGAGGATATAATCTATATTGAATGTCTGACTACTTTCATATTCTCCTGAGATGCTGGCAAGGAAATCTCTTATCAAGGCAATCTGATCAGGATCATTTTCTCTTTTTTCATAGGTTAAAAATAGATCCTGAATTTGTTTCCCTGGGGCTTGCTTATATTGACCATAATATTTTTTGCACCATTCTGCAATAGTTTTGGCATAAGGCAAAAGAAGAAAATCAGGACGATAGATATCCAACACTTGCGTCAAAAAGTTAGTACTGATTATCATTCCTGTTATGATTTGCCGTTCTATACGACTATCGATTATGGGTTTACGTCTGGTGATCATGAATAGTAAAATTCCTCCTTAGGAGTTTTTCGGATTGTCCCTGTAGGTTCTTTTTTCTTTCTTAATACTTTTGGTTTATGTTTTTCAGGTTGGGATTGTAAATATGCAGACATGATGTTTTCAAATTTGGTTAAACCATTTTTAGATTTATGACGAAGAACAACAAGACTCCTTAAATTTGCTTTCCAAAAATTATTATTCAGAACCCATTTTATTACAGGAGTAATTTCTTTTTGGAAGTTGAATCCATCAATACGAACCAACTTGTCTAAAGTATCAACAGAATTAGAAATGACAGAACCTTTTGGAGAGGATTTGTTTGTATCCCAAATACTATGCATATCCTTACCTCCTGTTATGGAGGCTCTTTCCTTTAGAAACCAGTTGGAAAGATTTTTGTAAAGTCTGTGATTTTTGATTTTGGGGTAAATATTTTTCTTATTACTATATATCTTATTACTATATATCTTATTACTATACCCTTGGTTTTCTATTTCTGGATTATCTATTTCATGGAAATCTAAAACAAGCTTTTCAAGTTTATCTTCATTTATTATCGTCGGAGTTGAAAAACAAATATGGACCCAATTAGTTATTCTCTTTTTTTCATCCCTCATAGAAGTTCTGTATAAATAATGATTTTTAATTAATTCGTTAATGGAAGATCTTATGGCGGTTTCTCCGTCTGTAGAAGTAGATGTTAGACTACTAATCCATAATTTCCAATTGTCAGGTCGGGTCATTATGTAGGCATGAAGACCTTTTGCTTTAAAAGATAAATTCTTGTCCAATAAGGAAGTTAGATTAATAGTTTTGTGGTATTCGTCTTGCTTGCCTGCTTTGACGATTATTAACATGCCTTTTTGAGGATCGTTTCTTTTATATTCCAAAGACAACCTCCCAGGTGTTGGCAACAGTCGTATGTTGCGAAGGTTAATAAGAAAAGAGGGTATGTCGGGGACACACCACTATCCCCGACACAAAACCTTGTTGGCCTCAAGGCACCCTGCACCGGACCGACTGGAAAAAATATCCAATCTGAGGGTATAATATAATAGTAAATTAAAGAAATCAAGTATTTTTTTATTTTTTTTATTTTCCTAAATATTTCAATTAGATAACAGTTCTGATTTCAATTGTCGCGCGTCTTTTTGCGACATGTTTGCAGGGTCGTCTTCTGTGGATATAATTTCTACATCTTTTCCAAATCCATTTAAAATGATAGCTAATTTATCTGCTTGCGCTTGTGCTTGTGGATCATCATCAAAGAAAACGAAATAAGATTCAAATTGATTTAGAAGCATTCTGACTTGGCTCTTAGTAAATTCAATTCCAAAGGTTCCGACCGCTCCAGGACCAAATCTCCAAACATCGGTAATCCCTTCGACTATGATCACTGATTTATTTTTGGTTTTATCAATTCCATAGAGTGTATGTTTGTGGTGAAGAATTTCATTTTCCATTTCACAGGCTTTATACTTTGCTTCTTGTCTATCTGTAATATCTCTACCTTGATAGCTAACGAATTGATTTTGAAAATAAATAGGGGCTATAATTCTAAATCTATAATCTCCAAGATGACTTGTTCCTTTAAGATTCCATTCATGGATAAGGTCGTCAGGATCAAAATTTCTGGATAATAGGTATTTTCTGTGAAAATCACTAAGAGACTGGCAATTTGGAGGAAAAGTCATGCCTTTATATTGGGGAGAGGGTAAACGTCGAGTCTCACCTATGTCTCGACTGGATTCAGGCTTGTTTTTATATTTTTTAAGGTAGGTTTTGGCTGCGGGAAAAGAACATCCTAATAATTCCATGATAATATCGGGAAGAGATCTCCATCCGCAGCGCCAACAATTATAATATTCCTTTTCGATATTAAAACCTCCGTGCCAACCTTCATGTCCTGAACAGAATGGACATTTGATTTGTATCCATTTTGTCCTGGCGTGTTTGCCTCGGTCAGTATTTGGGATTCCAAAATCGTCAAGGAATTGTTTAATGTTGAATATCATTAACGGTCCTTTGTCTGTTGAATTTTTTGATTATCGACAAGTATGCTTAAACATATAGGACATATGGACCAAAACGTGGTTGCTGGATCATAAGGATCTCCGTCTCTATCTGTTAGAGCTTCGCAATCATCGATATTTCTATCACATTCAGGACAATACATTATTATCTCCTTATTTTAGGTTATTGGTCGTTACATAAGCTCCTCAATATAATCAGGTTCCAGACCAAACCAATCCTCGCATATATCATAAGGTATTTCTCCTGCTTCTAATCTTTCAGCAAGATCTGTTTTGGCTTCATCAATTAAATCTTCTGCTTCTTCCTCTGTCATGCGATCCCTTTTCATAAGAATGTCTTTAATTTTTTCCATTACGTTCCTTCTCTATTTCTCTTAAAAGTCCATCTCGTTGTCGACAACGAATGCATCCTTCTTCTTTTCTTTCTCCTCTGGCAATACACATTGTTAATAACATCCAATTAGCTTGTTTATAACACCAAAAGAAATTTTTCTTTGCTGGTTTCCTTCGAATATATTCTGTCATTTAGTTCTCCTTTCTAAGTATTATATATTATTTTTAGACTTTTTTAATATTTTATTTTTGTCATTATCTTGTTAAGCAGTTCTGTTAATAATGAGCTTTCTTCAACTTTCTTTCCATCAAGAACCTGGGATAAAATTTTTCTTTTATTATCGATCAATTCTATGATTTCTTCTTCAAGGGTATCATAGGCAATTAAATAATAAGAGCTGACAGAATCCGCTTCTTGTCCTATTCTGTGAATTCTGTCCTCTGCTTGATCGTGTTCTCCGGGAGTCCAGCCTAATTCTATGAAGCAGGTTGAACTGGCGGCAGTGAGTGTTATTGCAACTCCAGCAGCTTTTATATTGCCAATGAAGAGTCTAATTTTATCATTAGATTGAAATTCATTGACAGCTTTCTTTTTAGCTGCTTCAGAATCTCTGCCATCTAATCTGACCGCTTGAGGCCCATAAGCTTCTGTCAAGATATCAACCGTTTGTTGATGAGTACAGAAGATAACCAATTTTTGCTCCGAGTCCAGAAAATTATCAATCCAATCAATAATGGCCTTCATTTTGCCCTCAATTATTATTTGTTTTAATGTTTCAATTTTAGTGAGGGCTTGGGCTTTGTCTGCTTTAATCGCTTTTTCTTTTCCATAATGTATTCTAATCCAATCAATGAAGTCTCTTTCTGCCTCTATGTATTTTTCCTTATTATTAATTTCTAAGGGAATAACAGTTCGAATTTTAGCTGGCAATTCTTTGAGGACGTCTTTTTTCAAACGTCTGATCATTATGGATTTGGTGACTTTTTCATGAAGTTCTTCTGTGTTGGAAGAGCCGGTAAAATCCCAACCAAAGCCGTTATTTTTTGCTCCACAGTATCGGTGGGCATATCGCCAATAGGAAGTAAATCGTTCTGGAGCAATCATGTTTAAGCAGTTAAAAAATTCAATTGGCCTGTTAATGATTGGAGTTCCTGATAATCCTATAATATATTTTGATCTTTTAGCCAATTTTCTAATTGCTTTAGTTCTTTGGGCTTTACTGTTTTTTGTATAATGGACTTCATCTAAAATCAAAGTCTTTCCTTTATATCCCTCTTGTTTTAGAATAGATTCCCATCCTTGGGATCTTTCTATAACTTTGCCATCCTTATTTTTTCTCACTCTGTCTGCAATGATGTCATAATTAATGATTGAGATTCCTTTTTGCAAGGTAAGAGAATCAAAGACTTTTGACCTTCCAGAAAGAACTTGAACAGGAATATCAGGTATACATATTTTATGCTCTTTTTGCCAAACAAATTTGGCGGTTGCAGGAGTTATGATTAAGGCAGGTAAAGATGTTTCTTCATTAAGTTGAAGCCAAGCTAAGGCTTGAGAGGTTTTGCCTAATCCCATTTCGTCTCCAATTAAAGCCCTTCCGTTTCTGCTCTGTACAAATTCAACCCCTTCCATTTGGAAAGGATAAAGTTTTCTTTTTAATCCAGGAATATTAAGAATGGTTTTAGTTTTTTTGTATTGCATTTTGTTATGCCATTCTTTTAGTTTAGGGGCAATTTCAAAACCCCATTCTATCAATTTTTCAAGACTGTCAACAGTACAAGGGCAAGTCCAAGGTTTGTCATCTAAATCAGGATTCCATTTTCTTCCTTCTAAAGTTTTGACCTGATCTAATGTTTCTCTGAATTGAGGATCTCCTCTTGGAAATTGAAATTTGATTAGAATTTTCTTTCTTCCATCTAATTGACCCGCCCATTTAAGTGATTCAATATTTTCTTCTTTTTTCTTTTCTATTTTTTTGATAGGCATTGGTTTGACTTCTAAAAAGGAAAGTTGTCTGTGATATTTCATAATGGTTCTTCTGACAAATGAAATTTGTTTAGATGTCAGATATCCTCTGGTTTCATAAAATTCTGCAATATCACTGAGTACTCCGGCATCTAAGGCGTTGAATCCTACACTGTTTTGCCAGTTAGTTCTTTTCATTAATTGTTCATCAGCTTCTTGTTTTCCATAAAGAGCCAGAAGCGCCCCTATTACATACTCATCTTTTTCTTGGATGAGCATTATGATGTCCGGTCGCTCGTTTTGAGCTTTGTCGGATGTTGCCATTTTCTTTTGTCTCCTTTCAGTATATTGGTATATTGTTTAAATCAATTTTGATGATATATTCAGACCATAATCTTTGCCAGTCTCCCCAAGAATTTTTGATTTCTTTTCTTAGTTTAATGGAAGTAAACTTGAACCTTTTCGTTTTGTTGTCATTATAGAAGAGATTGGGATAGCTTTTTGATTGTTTAAATCCTTTTTCGGTTAGTAATTCTTTGATTATTGCAATTTTTACTATTCTTTGTTTTGGTGTCATTTTATTCTCCTTTTTATTAAATGGTTGTTATTAGAAGATTAAATCATTTATTACCTGCTCCAAATGAGTCGCCTATGAAGCTTCATCGTTTCTGATCCATCAAGTGGTCTAACGGCTTTTCATAGGTCTTACTTTAAAAATCTTCTTCTTGGGGCAGGGATAAAAAAGTTAATCCTTTTTTACCAGTACAAAGGTTTTTGTTTATAGAAGCGGCAGTCTTTACCATTTCTTCTTACACTTACGGTTTCTCTTAATCCAAAAAGACGTAGTATATATATTTTCTTTGTCCTGGCAACAATTTCCTTTACTTCAAATAAGGTATTTTTAATCGTTATATACATTTAGTTTATCTCCTTAGCATCTTTAAAATTCTCCGAAACTGCGGCACGGTATGAAATTCTGTTGGTCTAAATTCTTCCCGCATCCAGAACCTTATATACCCACGCCTTAAAGAAATCCATTGCTTTTCACCATTGATTAGGGTATATGCCTGGGCATGGTGTAATGATCTCCCTATACTTGGTCCAATAGCCACCATAGCCATATGCCCTGAATATAATTGGTATATCTCCGCGCAGATCAGAGCTTTTTCCCCACAGATGAACTTGATTTTTGTTATGTCCGGCCCGTATTTATTTTGATGTGTGGCGCAACCGATCAAAAGCAAGGGTATAATCAACCATAGCTTTTTCATGCTAACTCCTTTCCCCGATTAATTGTTATCAGGATTGCCAATGTCACGATCAACATATGTCAATAAATGCTGTAGCTCATGGCCCAGTAAACACTCAGACCACGGCCGGATTTTACTATTTTTTCTAACTGCTAAAATCCAGATTGACTGGGTGTTCGGGTCATAAAATCCGTCAATATTCTGTTCGCCCGTAATCGCTTGTTGCCATTTATATGTGTGGTTTTTTAGGAACATACTCCGGTCCGAGCAGAAATGTATTGTATGTGCTGGTACAGTCACCACCCGGTAAAATGATTCGGGTTTTGATGTTACGCATGATATTGCTAATAAAATCATTGCTAAGATTAGCCCGGATAATTTTCTATTCATAGCCGCCTCCTAATGAATTGCCATCCAGCACCAGTAGTAACCAAATGCCACTCCAAAAAGCCAGATAAAAAAGTATTTTAGATATTTATTCATTTAATCACACCTCCTCGATTTTAAAATTATCTACTTGTCCATTAAATCTATCCGTTACTGCTCGTAGGATTTGGCCGGAATCCTTTACTATTCTCATCATGAATAATCTTTTTGCTTGAGCAGATGAAAATGCACGACAGTAATAGATCAAGGGTTGTCCACTAAAATTAAAGGTTCCCCGATAATGTTTTTTTTGTTTCATTATTTCCTCCTTTCTTTGTATTATATAATATTTTTTAACATTTTCAAAATAAAAGGCAATATCCTCAAGATTGCCTTTTCGATCAAAATGTTAAGTGCTACATTTCATCCTCATCAAATAATGGCATTTCTAACATCTTATAGCAGACTCTTTTGTGGCCAGGAACTTGCGGTTCATTTGTCATATAGTGGCAAAACCATTGACCGTCTGGAAGGTTAATGAGAGAAATTATCTCAGTATTAGACGGTTGTATTTCCTTGCCCTTTTCAAAGCTCTTTCGATATTTATGTTAAGAGGCATAACTTTTTCTCCTTTCGTAAAAATGTTAAAAACTGTATTGACCAGATCGTCGTCAATATCTACATCAATCATTAACTCAACGTTTAATTCCATCATGTATGCTCGAATTTCATCTTTTCCTGGTTTTTGTCCTTCAAAATGGATTACAATCATTTCCCATGCATCACCTGTTTTTTCATTCATCATTTTTATCTCCTCCTTTTGTATTGAATTCCTTGCGCCATCTGAATTTGTTCTTTTAGGTTTGCTCTGGCTTCTTCAATTTCTTTTGCCTGTTCTGAGGTTGAAATTATTTTATTCTCTTTTCCTCCATCTAATTCCCTCAAGCCTAATCGGATTTCGTTGAATGCATTTTTTATGGCAGGAACAACCCACCCCTGATGTCGTAAATATTTGAATATAGCGTGGCGAGTTATGCCTCTTCCTGTTTCTAATGCAATTTCTATTAATTCAGTTGGAGTATTGAAAATTAGTTCAGTTACTTCTTTTGCCTCTTCAGATAGAATACTGAGAAGTTCTCTGAAGAGAAATTCTCTTTCTGGAGTTTCTGAGATTTCAATATTTTCTGATGCAATTAATTCATTTTCCCATTGTTCGTAATTCAACCAGGGAAGTTGTTCGAAAAGTAGAGCCTTTCTGGCAGGATTGAGTTTTCTTTCATCTGGATTCCAATGTTGCATTTTTATTCCTCCTCCTCAAGTTTTAAACAGTCCAGTGGCTTGGGCACTCTTCCTTTCTTATCATAGTATAAAGGACCAAAACCAAAGTTGCATACGGGAAGAGCCTCTTTATTGCTGAAATGTGTGCATATACTGTCACCATTCCAGCAGTATTCGCCTTCAGGAACATTAATTGGCATAAGTACCGTCTTATATCTTTTTTCATATTGTATCATTTTTTTTCTCCTATTTATATGTTGTCTTCATATTTTTTCAATATCATTTCTATATCTGCAAAATTCGTTGTAGTATGGCCGTAATACTCTCAGCGCTTTCTGCGCTTTTTTAGATACATTTTTTGTGTCTAATCGGCCTATATGAGCTATTAATTGCCAAACAAATCGAGTATTGACTTTCATTCCAAAACTACCACACCACAAGGGCAAACAGCTAAAATCAAGGTCGGCTCCCCGAAGGTCAGCTCCCTGAAGGTGAGCTCCCTGAAGTTGGGCTCCCCGAAGGTCAGCTCCCTGAAGGTGAGCTCTCCAAAGGTCGGATCCCCGAAGGTCAGCTCTCCGAAGGTCGGCTTCCTGAAGGTCGGTTCCCTGAAGTTGGGTTCTCCAAAGGTCGGATCCCCGAAGGTCAGCTCTCCGAAGGTCGGCTTCCTGAAGGTCGGCTCTCCGAAGGTCGGCGTCCTGAAGTTGGGCTCCCTGAAGGTCGGCTTCAAAAGTTGTTTCAATTTCCAACATAACCTGTCCAAAACGATTTTTAATTTTCATCTCTCTCTTCCTCCCGTTTATAGTATTTAACCTCTGTTAATCCGCCGTCTCAGTGTATCCACAGCTTCCTCGGCAACAGCATGTTTTCCTTTCGCAGAGAGCGTGTAAAACTCGCCCAGCGAGTCAGCATAGGCTGCCAAATTGTGCCGATTGTCGATGATAATTGTCACGTCCATAATGCCCTGTGCATGCATTGTTGGCCCTGAGTAACGCAGTAAATTGTCAATTTGTTTACCGGTCAGATTCGCTGTTTTGACTATATTAGTGACCCATTTGTTTTGTTTTTCCGAACCATTAAATTTAATTTCCATTTTCCTATCTCCTGTGTTTGGGGTTAGTGTTAGTCATCCCAAAAATGACCAAAAAAGCCATTTCCGTTGATTTCCCAGTGGGGGTTCCCCCATGCATCCTGCATAAGAGTCACGTCCCCGTTGACCAGATCGGCAACCTGATCGGCGGCGCGGTCGAGAGCGCCGTAAATGGAGCTACTATTTTTCGTCCAAGTGCGCTCCATTGGTTTTGGTTCGGCATCCAAGCGGACACAAAGCCATCTGATCTCAAAATCATCTGGGAGTGTAGTTGCTCCCTCTGGGAGTCGTCCACCAACTAATTGACCGACATACAATATGTCAGTGTCAGTCAACGTGATGGACTGCCTGTTTTGGGCAATCTCAATGCCTAATAGATCGGAAAACACCCGTGCAGTATCGGCATGACCGACAATCGACACAGGTTTCGACAGTCTTTTGGCGATGGATGGCAGGTTGACAGGTTTCACCCTGATTGTCCCGCCGTCCGGTGTCATTGACAGTGCAAAAGCGTTTGAAATATAGATTGTCATTTTCATTCTCCTTTCGCGCCCTATCTCTCAGGCGCATGGTTAATAATCGTCCTCTCGTCCGTAGCAGGTTTTGCAGATCGAATCAAACACATTCCCTACTGCACCACAATTAGGGCAGACCCACCTATTACCAGGGCAGTCTGTCCACCTACATTCTCCGATGTTCGGGTCAATTTTTCGGCCGCAGTCGGAACAAATCAATTCCTCTGTCATTTTTTTCTCCTCCTTCTCTTAGGTCAAGAGTCATGGTACCATGGCCCTGGTCAATAAATCCCACACGACTATACACTCGTCTGCGTGTAGGCCCCCTGCCGTCCTCGCATGTGGGCTCGCACCAGAGGAAAGTCACCTTCCGCGAGGCGCACCACGTGAGGATACACTCCCACACGTGGCGGAGCTCGTTGAGATTACCGCGCCCGCGCCCTGACACAGCAGCAGAGCCACTGGTCATAGGTTTAGACAGCTCCACCTCACCCGTGGCATCAACATATGCCTCGATGTGGGTGGTCCGCAATCTTAACACTTTTTTCACTTTCTCTTCTCCTTTTGTTTGGGGTTATCGTTTAACCTCTCAGTATACCCGCTAGTCTCGATTGATTCCCTTATTATCAATGGATTAAAACCTTTTTACTATTCTTTGAAAAGATCTCTCTTTGCCATCCTCGCATAAAAGAATATAAGCAGGATTTCTATACGGCCCATTTACTGTTACATAACAACGAACAAGAATTCCTGTTAATCCATTTGAACTACTGCCTTCTCGACAGCCAATGTATTCTTCTCCAATGATATGTTTTCTTGGAGTCATTGAAGCGTGATTGCTTTTCATTGTGAATCTCATTTTCTCTCTCCTTGTATTAAAGGGTTAATTAAAGAGGCCAATTGCCAAAAGGAAAATGTTCTAATCTTTGTAGTTAATAAATTAAAATTTCTTATAACTTTTCCGCTGGAACCTCTGCCAATTTAGCAATTCGAGTGATCAAATTAAGGTTCTGTTCTTCAGGATTTTCTCCGTCTTTTCTTATCCAATGGAGAATTTGTATCATGCCATATAAAATTTCTTTTCTCTGTCTTTGTTCTTTATTTCTTCTTTCTATCTCTCCATTGGCATTTATTACTCGACCTAACATCCTTTCAATTTCTTTTTCTGTTCTCATTTTCTCCTCCTTTTGTTCTGATTTTGTTTCTACTTCTTTTTCCCATTCCTTTATTGTTGTCATTTCTCATTCTTCTTGTATTAAAGGGTTAATAATTTTGGTTCCTATTAAAAACCACAACCAATCAGGTATCCAAATAAATTAGTTGTGGTTTCTATAAAAATCAAAATCATCAATTCTCGATGAAAAATTAGTTGGCTATCTAATTTTTTTTTAGCTGTCTTGAACTATTCCCTGAGGGAATTTTCTAAAGGCTCGGCTGTTCTGGTCTCTTCTATCATGACAGAGACAATGGCATTTAACATGACCATTTCAGCTATGAGTTATACATGACCAAGTTCCTCTTGATCGGAGTCCAATTCGTTTATGGTCAATTGGGAACCCGTGGCGATGAGGTAGAAAAATAGATGATTAAATTTTTAGAGTGGTATGTTGGAAGGTTTGTGGAAGGTTTGTTATTTTGCAATTTTGTTTTTCATTGAGTAAAGGGAGTCTGCAAATCTTCCTCAGTTTCAAATTTATTTTCCTTTATGGAAATTTCCGTCTAAACTGTAAAACGGGCAATTTTTTATCTGGGGTTGCAACCCATTTTTGAAAAAATCCAGCCATCAAAATTTAGGAAAAAATATTGAGAGATTTTTTTTCTTAATTTCCGAGTTTCGAATTTTTTATCTTGAATTCCGGCAGCCGGTTCATCCTTTCGGTCAAGATCCCTTTCGGGCTTTTTTCATTTCCTTGGTTAAGACGGAAATCCTGGATTTGTTTTGATCACCTCCTTTTGTATAATTTATAATGCTCATGCTGAACATTATAATCCATCAAAACAAAGAAATCAAGTTTTTCAAGAAAAAAAAGACTAATGATATCAATAGGTTATATAGGGTCAAATCCTGATTATTTAATGATATCAATGGGTTAGTCATGATTTGCATTTTTCTTAAAAAAAATATGCCCTGATATCAATGGGTTAACATTTTTCTTGGAATTTTTTACACTGAAATCCATTTTTTTCTTTATTTTTCCCTATTTTTCCTTTACTATTATATAAATAAAAATTGAGGATTTATAAATGGCAAAAGGATGGAGTAAGCAATATTCTTGTTGTATGAATTGTGCGAAAGATAAGATCCCTCATAAAGCAGATGGATTATGTCGAGAATGCTATGCTAAAAGAAAGAAGGGAAAAGAAATTTCAGAAGAGACTTGGAAATATTATACTTTTTGTTCAAATTGTAAAACCACTAAAACCCCACATAAGGCAAAAGGATTATGTAGAAGATGCTATGATGATTGGTTTGAGAGAATAAATAGGCCTAAAAGATGGCATTGTGTTGAATGTGGTTTGACCACAAATCCTCGTGGATCACATGGATTATGTATAAACTGTTATAGTATATGGAGAGGAAAACAACCTGCTCTTTATGACACCTATGCTCATCAAATTAATTGTTGTGAAGAGACAAGGAGAGATCCTGACAACTCTAAATATCTCCAAGTCAGATGTACGGAAAGTGATTGCAGAAAATGGTTTACTCCTATCATCCGTGAAGCCGCAAGTAGATTAGCTGCTATAAATTCAGTAGGAGGAGGCAATAATTTTTATTGTTCAGAAGAATGCAAACATAATTGTTCACTATATGGTAGAAGTAAATATCGTAAAGGAGAAGGTCCGGATAATTCAAGACCCGATCAAGCTGAATGGGTAAAGCTGGTTTTAGAAAGAGATGATTATACTTGTCAAAGATGTGGAGCTACTGAAAATTTAGAAGCTCATCATTTGGAAGGTATATATCAAAATCCTTTAATGTCGGCCGATGTTGATACGGGTATTACTTTATGTGATGTATGTCATAAATCAGTGCATGCAGAAATGGGATGCCGATATGTAGATTTAACAAGACGAAGCTTGTGTGTGTAGAGAGAATATAAAATGGAATATAGAAGAAGAAAAAATGGTAATGGGAAAAATAATAAAAGGAATTCAAGTACAGGTCTTCAAGTAGGTACAATGGCTACCCCTGGAAGGACTGTCCGCAATGGGGGCCTTACTGAAATGCAAGAATTATTTTGTCGCGAGTTTATTGTTGATATGAATATTTCCCAAGCAGGAGTAAGAGCTGGTTATTCTGAAAAGGTAAAAGGAGTTGCTGGATGGCAAGTTTTCCAATTAAAAAAGGTTAGGCGGCGTATTAATGAATTGATGAAAGATCGATTAGATAAACTTAATAAACGGTTTAAAGATTTAGATCTGACCGCTGAAAGGCTTCTTTTAGAATTAGCATCCATTTCCTTTTTTAATGTACAGGATCTTTATGAGGATGATGGAACATTGAAGCCTATTAGCGAATGGACAGAAAGACAAGCGGCTGCAATAGCAAGTATTAAAACAACAGAATTATTTGATGGTCAGGGAGAAGATAGGCGTCAAATAGGAGTATTAAAAGAAATAAAAACCCATCCTAAAGTAGAAGCCATTAAACTTGGAATGAAATATTTTGGATTGCTTCATGAATATCTTCATGTTAAAGAGGAGAAAATCAAAACTCACAGAATAGAAATTGATGTAAAATCAGAGCAGATCAGATCTTTAAATTTAGGGAGGGAAGAACTTGAACAGTTTGCCTCTTTCCTTAGTCAGCTCAACCCAGGGACAACAATACCTGGAATTGGAAGCAGTGAACAAGATTCTGGCTGAGGATTATTTAAATCATTTTATAAAACAAGCCTGGCATATAGTGGAGCCAAAGAACGACCTTATATGGGGTTGGCATTTGGATGCTATTTGTGAGCATTTAATGGCTGTCACTAATCATCAAATACAAAACCTTATAATCAATATTCCTCCAAGACATACCAAATCAATATCAGCCTCAGTAATGTGGCCAGCATGGGAATGGACAAAACGTCCTGAAACCAGATGGCTTTATTCTTCATACGCTGAAGCTCTGTCAATACGGGATTCCAGAAAATGTAGAAATGTAATCCAATCAAATTGGTATCAACAAAGATGGGGGGATAAGTTTGAAATAGTAACAGATCAGAATCAGAAAGTAAGATTTGATAATGATAAAACAGGATATAGAATAGCAACATCGGTAGGAGGGGTAGGAACAGGGGAGGGAGGGAGTCGTATTGTAAGTGATGATCCCCATAATATTAAGGAAGCCGAATCGGAGGCTGTGAGAGGAGGAACGATTTTATGGTGGGACGAATCAATGAGTACAAGGCTTGATAATCCCAAAACAGGATCAAAAGTAATTATAATGCAAAGAACCCATGAAGCTGATTTGTCGGGTCATGTATTAGAGAAGGAAATAGGATATGTTCATCTTTGTTTGCCTGCCAGGTATGAATTGGAAAGGAAGAAATTATTTACTAAAACCCCTTTGTCGTTCAAAGATCCTCGGACAAAAGAGGGAGAGCCTTTATGTCCAGAGCGGTATGGAGAAAAGGAATTAGAGAAACTTGAAAAGGAATTAGGAACGTATGCAACGGCGGGTCAACTCCAACAAAGACCTCATCCTCGGGGCGGCGGTTTATTTGAAGTCGCTAACTTTGTTTTGGTTCATGCTCTTCCCCCGGCTATTAGTTCTGTCCGGTATTGGGATAAGGCGGGAACAGAAGGTGGAGGAGCAAGAACAGCAGGTGTTCTTTTTCTTAAATTTGCCGATGGAACATTTGGAGTATCTGATGTAGTGAAAGGGCAATGGGCGGCTCCTAAAAGAGAAAGGGTGATTAAACAGACGGCTGAGTTAGATGGCCCTAATGTTGTCATTTGGGTTGAGCAAGAACCGGGATCGGGGGGGAAAGAATCGGCGGAGAGTACTGTTCTTAATTTAGCGGGTTTTAAAATACATACAGAAAGGGCGACAGGAGCAAAAGAAGTAAGGGCGGAACCTTATGCTGTTCAAGTAGAAGCTGGTAATGTGAAAGTGTTGATTGCTGACTGGACAAAGGATTTTATTAATGAACATGAGAAAGCCCCTACAGGCAAATTTAAAGATCAGTGGGATGCGGCAGCTGGAGCTTTTAATAAATTGGTTAGAACTAAAAAGGCGGGAACGTGGTAACATGAATAAATATCCAAAATTAAAGAAGTCTTGCTTAATTCAGTTACACCATCAGTTTAGAGATGGTAGCACAAAAATATGCGCTCAAAGAGAGATAGAGGATTATAACCAGATGGGAGTATTTCTTGATGAAACAAAAGCGAGTCATCCATTACCTGCGAACGCTCAATGGTTGGCTTGTACTATAGAATCGAAACATTTTGTAATGGTTCCCACTTAGGAGGGGCTTATGGTCGCCAAAATTACAAGTATAAAAGAAGGAACAGATGATGGAGGATGGAGCTTCAGGTCATTGGCTTCCGCTCTTGTAGAAAGAGCAAAGTATGCATCCCAGTTGGGAATGTCTTTTGGTTCAAATCGAGATCTTTATGAAGCTCTTGGCTATGTCAAATCTCCAACATTTGATCATTATAATGCAAGATATCAGAGACAGGATATTGCAAAACGTATTGTAGAAGCTTATCCTGATGCTTGTTGGAAAAAGAAACCTGTCATATCAGAAAAGACGGATGAGGAAACGCCTTTCGATAAAGAATGGATTACCCTTGTCAAGGATTTTAAGGTATGGCATTATCTTTTAAGGGCAGACAGAATCAGTGGTATAGGGGAGTATGGAGTTTTGTTGATGGGGTTTAAAGACGGAAAGAAATTGATAGAACCGGTTGATACAGCAACAGAGCTTCTTTATTTAATTCCTTATACACAGGAGAATGCTATTATTAAAACTTGGGTAGGAGATAAGCAAGATATAAGATATGGTTTGCCGGAGACCTATGTTATTAAAATGAAACAGTCGGGAAGTACTGCTGGGACAAAGGATATTCCTGTTCATAATAGTAGGGTTATTCATATTGCAGAAGGGTTGACTAATGATGATGTTCATGGAACACCAAGACTAAAATCTGTTTTAAATAGATTGCAAGATTTGGAGTTGATAGCAGGGGGTTCGGCTGAAATGTTTTGGAGGGGGGCATTTCCCGGATACGGATTAAAAGCGGATTCAGATGCTACTTTTGGGCCACAGGAGAAAGCTGATCTTGAAGATGAGATTCAAAACTATATGCATAATCTTCAACGATACATAAGATTGCAGGGTATTACTATCGAATCATTAACACAACAAGTAGCTGATCCAAGTAAGCATTTTCAGATTTTGATTAGTTTGATTGCAGGCGGGAAAGCCATACCCCAAAGAATCTTATTGGGTTCGGAAAGAGGAAATCTTGCAAGCACCCAGGATGAAACTGCTTGGAATAGTAGGGTTGCAGAAAGGAGGGAAGATTTCTGTGAGCCTATGATACTAAGGCCCTTCGTTGATAAAATGATTGAGGTTAAAGTTCTTACAGCTCCAAAGGAAGAATATACTGTGGAGTGGCCAGATGTTTCAGCTCCAACAGAAAAGGACAGGGCTGAAGTAATTAAATTGAAGATGGATGCATTAGAGAAGTATATTACTTCTGGGGCGGATGCATATATGCCATTTGAAATGTTCTTAAGAAAGTTTATGGATTTTACTGCTGAAGATATAGAACAGGTTGAGGAGTCGTTTGAAGGTCAAGAGGAAGAAATCGATGAAGAGGAATTGGAAGAGGAAGAAGAGTAATAAATGGAAATGTGTAAAAGTTTAATTTACAATTTTTTGCATCCAAAGCCAAGGCTGATTTGTATTTGTAATAATTTCAGATGGACGGGTGAAGAAGATAAGGAAAATGATAAGAAACTAACTTTAGGCGAACTTCTTAATTGTGTTGGGGCTTCTCTCCATGCCCGTTGTTCTGATATAGTTTGAAGAAAGAAATTGGGAGTTTTCAATGACAGATTTATTTTTTGCAGTTGAGGAGGTAAAGGACTAATGAATATTGAAATAAGAGCTGGAGATCTATTCTGTACTCGTTGTCCTGCCTCGTTAGGTAGAGCAATCAATACTGTTCAAGCAATAGTGTCAAGGGATGGTAAGAGTTATTATTCCCATGCAGGTATTCTTATTGATCATAAGGGAACTACCTTTGAAGCTATTGGCTGGAGGATTAAAAGACAAAACCTGTTTGAAGCTTATGCGGGTCAGGAAGTTTTAATTGCTCGATGGCAAGGTATGACGCAGATAATATTTGATCGGGTCTTTGAAACATTGCGAAAGGATGAAGGCAAGATATATCCGGGCTGGAGGCTACCTTTAAATATTGTTCCCTTTATTGGTAAGTATACATCCTTTGGCAAACGATTCTTGGTATGCAGCGAGGAGGTTGGTAAATTTCTTTATCTGGTATTTCAAGATTATGGTTTTGTTAGCAGAGGTGGTTATTGCTGGCCTCGCCATAAATGGTATACCGGAACCAGCCCGGATACTTTGGCCGATGAATGGCATCGGTGGAAGCAATTTCGGATTGTATTTGAAGATAGGTTGCCAACTATTATAAGAGGTATAGGGGGAAATATTTTAAAGCGTTGTGTGGATGAAAAATGAATCTTGACGAAATTAGTTATGATGAAAGGTCAGATGTAACCAAGGCAAGGTGGGAGATTATGGAAAATATGCAAGAGGCCAATCCTCACTTCTGGTTTGGATGGGATGGCATTATAGTAATTGTCTGTTGGGTTTGAAGGGAAAATAAGTAATGTCTGAAGAAGTAACTTCTGATATTTTAAAGGATGTTCTTGCAATGAAGAAACAGATAATGGAGAGGGGCGATTATGATATACCTCAATATGTTATCCAACACATAATTGATCAGGGAGCAGCAGGATTATATGATGAGGAGGAATAACCAATGGCAAAATTAAATGCTGTTTTTGGTGTTGATCTGTTTCTAACTGATACAAGGGTAAGAACTTGTATAAATGCAGATTGTAGATTTCATACTACTAATGAATTTACATATGCAACCGAGTCAGGAGATTCCAAAGAGAAAAATGGTTGTACCCTGAAACGAATTGAAATTGGTGGAGATGGAAAGTGTGATAAATTCGAATCAATAGAGGCATAACCAAAATTCGATAGGAGAGATAATCAATGCCAATCGACAAATTTGATGCGGCAAGAACAACATTTGGTAAGGAAAAGGTAGACAACTTCTTGGCAGCGTTTGGCCTTGGGCCAAAGTATGTACCTAAAGAACCTAAGAAGTATAAGAGTAATGTTTACTATGAGGTTGATATTTCTTTCTCTTTAAATCAAACACCTGAAGAAAAAAGAAGCTCCGATTGCAAAACCATTATAGAGGAGTAATCTAATGAAGAAAAATTTTTGCACAGATAAAGGTATTAATGTAAAGGTTAACCAAGATTTGGAAATACCAAAAACATTGGATAATGCAAATGATTATCGAAAGTTTGTTAAATCTCTTGCGGGCGAGGTCGTGCCTATTCCTGGTAAAAGTATTTTTTCTTTTGAGGCATTAGGAATAAAGGCAGGTCCTTTCCCTCAGAGTGTGATCATTTATAATGTAAAAACAGGAGAAGAGCTTCCTGGCGTTTATTCTGTTGATATTAACCTTTGCCTTGATGATATAGCAACAGCCAAAGTTGAGATGCATGTTTCTAAAGTTAAGATGGAAGGTGTTTGTCTGGAACAAGTGAGATTTTTTGAAATTTTAACAGGTAAGAAATATAAGTTGGTAGAGGTAAGTAATGGCAGAAAAACCAGAAAAGATATCTCGATATGAATGGTCGATATATTATAAACGCTTCCTGAAGAAAATTACTAAGAGAAGAAGGAGAAGAATTGGGAAGTTTTTATTAGATGAAACTCCAATTAAAAACGAATATTGTGGATGGAGTGTTTAATGGAAGTTGATCAAGCAATATCGATTGCACGAAGTTTGAGTAATAGGTTTTATCATACTCATAATATGATTCCTCATCTGGAGCAGGAGGATTATACACAAGATTGTCTTGTAGCTTGGTTAAGATATAAGAATATGAATTTTGCTTGTATAGATACTTTCCGAGATCATGCTCCCCTGAGTAGAAAGTATGCAAGAGAGGGAAAGCCTGTTCCTATTCATATTAATAGAGAAATTTTAGATTATGATAGTTACTCAGAAGTGGAAGGAAATCTTGATTTATATTTTATTCAGAGGGCAATGAGAAAGCTACCTGATAGGATATATCAGGTATTGGATATGTATTATTTCCAACATATGTCTTTGTTGGAAATAGGTTTATTAATGGGATTTACTGAAAGTCGAGCATTGCAAATCAAGGCTGAAGGAATTAAAATATTGAAAAGGAAACTTAATGGGAATGGTTGCAAGACAACAATTAGTCACTGATGTAATAATGAACGAGGTCATTCAGCCAAGAGTGACTATCAATACTGTCTTGAATATAGATCCTTCGAGAACATTAACTCTGAGGAAGGCGTTTGAGAAGGACGCTATTCGTCGGTTTAAGTTTATCCAAAGAGTTATAAAAAGAGCCATTGTAGATCTGGATTGTTTTGGATTAAGTAAAGAGAATCCTATTCTTATTCTTGCCAAAACGGCAGAAGGTATTAGGACATGGCAAGTGTCAAGAATGCAACGACAAGCAATTATGACTGTTGATGAGGCAATGAAGTCGATGGCAGCCAGGCAATTTGCCTTTCGAACTTCCGCTGGTAAAGTAGAAGGATTTATGTCCTGGTTAAATGAGATGGAAGAAAGAAGCGTTCTTCAAGTCGTTCGTAGACCAGGGCTAAGACAAGGAACAGGCGCTTGGTCGGATATGTATATTCAATCAGCATATCAGAAAGGGATATTGAGAGGACGTCATGAGTTGAGAAACGCCGGGTTAAAAGATATTCCTCGATATAGTTCTCAGGAAGCAGTGAGTGCGATGTTTAATAAGCCATTTCATGCTGAGAGAGTGGGTTTGTTGATGACCAGAACCTTTAATGAACTTAAAGGTATTACTCAAGCAATGGATATGGATATAAGCCGAACTTTAGCTCAAGGTATGGCGGAAGGAAGAAATCCTCGAGCTATTGCTTATGATCTTGCTGGTAAGAAAGGAATAGTAAAAAAGATTGGGATTAACCGAGCAAGAACATTAGCCAGAACAGAAATAATCAGAGCTCATCATTCTGCTAATGTCCAGGAGTATAGAGATGCACAAATAGAAGGAGTTCGGGTTAAAGCGGAGTGGAGCACAGCGGGTGTTGGTGTATGCCCTATATGCACATCAATGGAGGGTGAGATATTTACTATTGATCGAATTGAAACGATGATTCCCGCACATCCAAATTGCAGATGCGTAGCGTTACCTGTGGTCAAGTTGCCAAAAGGTAGAGTATATAAATAAAAGGATAAATATGAATCTCCCTTGGGTGCGATGTAAAAGATGTAAAAGAAAACTCTTTCGAGGAGAAGTAGTTAAAATTGAAATCAAATGTTCCAAGTGTGGTTGTGTTCAGATAATTCGAGGAGGAAAAGAAAACACTTGATTTATTGAAAAAACTTTATTAATATACAGAAAATTAGAGAGTGGTTCAACCGCCTTAAGACCCAGAGGCTTACAAAGCCCAGTTTCCTGAGATATTATTTCTTAGGAGTTTGGGCTTTTTTATTGGGGGAATAAAATGCTTACAGAAAATACAGTTAAGAAAATTGGAAGTCAATGGTGAGTGGTTCATGGGCACCCGAAGAAACCCGGGAGCAAGACTGATAAACCAAAAGGAACTATCATTAAATGTTTTCCAACAAAGAAGGAGGCGGATGCAATGCACAAAGCTATAATGGCAAATACTAAATTACAAATTCTTGAATCATTTACTATTAACATGCCCTTACGAAAAGAGATGTTTGAAGATCGGGAACATCTGGTAGCTCCTGTTATCGCTATTGTTGAGGGTGTTCATAATGGTCTGTATTATCCAGAAGAAGAGATAGGAAAGTTTGCAGAAGCCTGGAATGGAATTCCCCTTCTTGTTGGTCATCCAAAAGATGTTGATGGGCATTCTGTTTCTGCCAATACACCTGAAATTATAGAAGAGAATGCCGTTGGTAGATTTTTCAATGTCTATATGGAAGAAGGAAAGTTAAAGGGCGAAATCTGGCTTGATGTTAAAAAGACGAAGGAAGTCAATCCAGCTGTATTAGATATTATTAATGGAGACGGACAACTTGAAGTGTCAACTGGTTTATGGACTGAAGATGAAAACACAAGTGGTGAATGGAAGGGTGAAAAGTATGAGGCGATTATGAGGGGCCATCGCCCAGATCATTTAGCTCTCCTTCCTGGAGGAGAAGGGGCTTGTAATTGGGAAGATGGTTGTGGCGTTCGCGTAAATACTAAGGAAGGAGGTGAAGAAGTGGATGATAAAGAATTATTCGAGAAGTTAGAGGCTGAGGGCAAGAAGTCTGGTGAAGCTCCAAATAAGTTTAAATTAATGTTCATCAAACTTGCTAACAAATTGGGTTATAAAACTTCAGAGGTTTCACATAACGAAATCTATGGCCGGTTATCAGATATGATTGGTAGTAGTAATATGGAGGTAGGATCAAAAGGGCCTTATCGTTATGTGAATAGTGTTTTCGATAATTATTTTATTTACGAAGAACACATGGAAGGGGAGGCTTCTAAATTGTTCAGGCAGGATTATAGAATCAATGCGGATGACGAGATTAAGTTCGTTGATGAGCCTGTACAAGTGAAGAAGGAAATTAAGTATGTTAAACTTTCAACAGAGAAAGGAGGAACAAAGACTATGGAGAAAAATGAAAACTGCTGCAAGGAATTAATTGATTCTTTGATAGCAAACGATGCGGTTCAATTTGTGGAAGATGATCGCAAGTGGTTGGAAACTCTTGAGGAAGATCAACTGAAGAAATTTGAGCCGGTGGTTGATGAGGACGCTGTGGCCAAAGCCAAGAGAGATCAAGATCTTGCGATTCAGGCAGCCAAGGAAGAGGGTATTGCAGAAGGGAAGGCTTTGAAGGATAATGAACCTAATCCTAATGCAAATCCGGACTCTAAACCGGGCGGAGAATCTACTCCTGATCCACAGACTGCCGAGGAGTTCATTGAGAATGCTCCTGAAGGCATTCGAGAAACCTTGCAGCGTTCCTATAAACGGGACCAGGAATTGAAAGCCAATTTGGTTAAAAGCTTGCTCGCCATTAAGAGAAATACCTTCACAGAGGAACAGCTCAATAGCAAGACAATGGATGAATTGGAGAGTTTGGCAAAGTTAGCCGATGTTCCGGCTGATTATTCAGGTAAGGGTGGAGCCCCTGTGGAGAATGAAGTAAAGGACAATGAGAGACATGAAGATGGCACCGGTGTTCCGGATATGCCTACCTTGCAATTGGGTAATTCGGCAAATGTTTAATAATGTTTGGTTGGTAACTTTTTAACACAATAAAATTTAAATGAAGGAGGTAACTTAGTTATGGCAAGTAAAACGATTTTGTTAAAAGGAGATCCTCTGCGGAAGGAATATGAATGCGGAGGGACAATTACTCCAGGCCATCTTTGCAAACTGAATACCGACGGAGATGCGGTGGTTCATTCGGATGCGGGAAAAACAGCTTCTAAATTGTTTGCGATTGAGAACGCTCTTCAAGGAGACGAAATTGGAGATGATTATTCTGATGGCGATCGCGGTCAGTTTGTTGCTGCACGGCAAGGAGACGAGATTTATGCCTGGCTGGCAGATGGAGAAACAGCGGTTATTGAAAGCTATCTGGAGTCAGCGGGAGATGGAACTCTCCAAGTATATGCAGCCAGTTCTGCTGGAGCTGTTGAATATCCAAATAGCATCGTAGGTAAAGCTCTTGAAGCTTTGGATCTTTCAGCCTCGGCAATATCTGCTGCTGCCAGGATTAAAATCGAGGTCATGTAAACAAGTTCATTTTTTAACACAATAAAATTTAAATGAAGGAGGTAACTTAGTTATGGATCTTATTTATAAAGGAAAGGCTGTTGGTGATGTGGCAATGAAATTGCTACAGTCAAATTTCAACATCAACGCTTTAAGAACAAATGATGTCTTGCTCTATGACGAATGGAAGGTTATTGATAAGGCGGTTTTAAAAGCGGCAACGCAAAGACTGCTTGGTATTGGCGATCTTCAGAGTCGTGGACTGACATATGACATTCCAAATGGTCTGGCAAAGACGGTTTTGGCGTGGCAGGATTCGTCTGATCTTGAAGATGCATCCATGAGTATGGATGGTATTACCAGAGGTCAAAGAGATCGGCCGGAATTTGATATCAACTATATTCCTCTGCCAATTATCCATTATGATTTTTCTTACTCAGTTAGGGAAATTCAACAGAGCAGAGATGGTAGTATGCCTTTGGATACCACCACGTCAGAGTTGGCGGCAAGAAAGGTAATTGAGAAAGCCGAAACAATTTTATTCCAAGGCTCAAGTTCCTACAAGTTTGGCGGAGGAACCATTTATGGTTATCAGGATGCTCCCCAAAGGAATACCGGTAGCTTGACTGCTAATTGGGATGACAGTGCAGCTTCCGGAGCAACCATTCTGGCTGACGTTCTTGCCATGAAGCAGGCTTCCATAGATGCGTATCATTTCGGACCCTGGGTACTTTATATTCCCACAAATTTTGAGTCGGCAATTGATGATGATTTCAAAGCCAATTCCGATAAGTCCATTCGGACAAGGTTACTTGAAATTGCAGGGTTGTCCGATATCAAAGTTGCAGACTTCTTGAGTTCCGATAATGTGGTTCTGGTGCAAATGACTACTGATGTTGTCAGGCTTGTTAATGGTCTGGCTATTACCACAGTACAATGGGATTCTGAAGGTGGGATGCAAGCCAATTTTAAGGTTATGATGATCATGGTTCCTCAGATCCGTAATGACCAGAATAACAGGTCCGGTATTGTACACTATACCTAAACAACGAAAACCCTTTAACCATAAGGGAGGTTTTATCTTATGGCTTTATATAGATTAAAAAGAGGATGCGGACCTCATCGTAAAAAGGTTGAGGGCGTGATGAAGAAGCTCGTTCCTGGAGACGAAGTTGAATTGACTTCTCAAGAGGTTGTTGCGTTTAAAGATAAGTTCGAGCTTGTAGGCCCGCCGCCCCCAGATCCTGAAGATCAGATTCCTTTGGTTGGATTAACTCTTCAGCATCAAGGGGGAGGGAAGTACAATGTTTTTAATGAGGCAACAAAAGAGTTTATCAATGATGAACTTCTGACAAAGAAAGAGGCGGAATCTCTTATCTCTGATGTTGCTAAAGCAGAGGAAGGAATTGAACCGGGGAAAGATTCTGTGCTTGGCAAATTGCTTTTTAACCTTCGTAATAAAGAAGAGAAAGAAGATACTCCTAATCTTGACGAAGAGAATATGCCGGTAGATAAAGAAAATCAAGAACAAAAGAAAGACGAGGAGACGGTAGAAGATGGCCCGGAACCAAAAAATGATAAGGAAACAAAGAAGGATGAATCCACCAAAGTGGAAAGTCCCAAAGATTTGGCCGGGAAGAACCGTGTTCCTCGTAGGCGGAGGTCCGTCTCTAAAAAAGGTAAATCTAAGTCTAATAAAAAATGAAAGAGTGATAGGTATTAATAACGCCTATCAATTAGGATCTTGGGTAGATGTGTGTTGGTTTACCGATTCAAGATGGTTCGATTGGCATAAAGAGAAACTTCTTAATTTTGCTGGTTTGAAAGTCCACTGTGTCAATCGTCTAAAATATGTTGGTTGGCTTAAACGTTTGCTTAGAGGGAAACCAATGGGAATAGAAAAGAATCCCGGAGTAGTTTCCTGGAATAAATGTAGTGGATCAAGTGCAATAAATCTTGCATATCATTTTGGGGCTAAGAGAGTTGTATTGATCGGGTATGATATGCAACGGGTAGACGATGAAGCCAACTGGCACAGCGACCATCCATATCCCAAGAAAGATCCTTATGATAATTTCTTAAAATGTTTTCCATCGATTGCTAAAGACGCCGAGGAGTTAGGGCTTGAGATCATTAACGCGACTCCCGGGAGCTTAATTGATGTTTTTCCAATTACGACATTAGAGGAGGCTATCCATGCAAGCAATGTCTCAACATAAGTATGAACCAAAACAAATTGCTACAATGGTCCCAGAAGGTAAGGAAGAACAGCTTAAAAACTTTCGATTGAAACAAGGGAACAGAGTATCCGTGAGAAATGAATGGGCAAGTGGCTCAATTTAAAGCTATTGCAGTTAGACCAAATGGTAAAATAACATTGAAAATGCTTGGATTTGTAAGAAAGAAACATCCAAAATAACAGTTTCTTTTTAAAAACCTATATACTGATATAGATTATGCGGAGAAGATTGATTGTAGACAGTATTTCATAAGGATTTCGCTATGAAAATAGGTTGGTTTATTGAAGAAAATAATTTAGTTGCCGAAGCTCTCATGCAAGAAATGGAAAAGGATGAACATTTGATCAATGAGATGGGAGAAATTACCATCGTCTTGTCTATTGATCAATTTAATTATCCAGAAGAAAAATCTGTTCAAAGGAAAAGAACTCCAAGAAAAAAGGTTCTAAGAATAAAAGAAAAAGAGATCGAAGATATTCCAATAAGTATAGCAATGACTAACTATAATCATGAGCGATATATCAAGGCGGCAATCAAGAGTGTTGTTAAGCAAACTCATAAAAATTGGGAATTAATTATAGTAGAAGACAATTCTACTGATGGATCTCTTCAGGCTATTGAAGAATGTATTGTTAAATGTGGAATAGAAAAAAAGGTTAATGTAATTAAGCATGATCAGAATAAAGGTTATGGAGCAAGTTTAGGAGAGTCAATTACGGCTGCTACAAATGACTTGGTCGTTATCCTTGATTCAGATGATGCTTTATATACTAATACAGTTTTTCAGACGTGTATTAACACTCATCAAAACCATCCAGAAGCTTCAATGACATATAGTAATTTTATAGTTTGCCACGATGATTTGAAAATGAAGATAGATAAAAAAGGAAAACCTCTTCAAACAAAGTCAAGACAAATCGAGGAGGGAGAAGATTGGTTAGATCGTTCTCCAAAAACAGGAGAAGTCCTTAGAACAAATTTGCCAATCAGTCATCTAAAAGTATTAAAACGAAAATTTTATGATTTGACAGAAGGCATAGACCCTGCTCTTAAAAAGACAGTAGATAAAGATTTGGTTTTAAAATTAGAGGAAGTAGGAAAACTTATTTACATAGACAAGCCTTTATTATTATATCGAAAGCATACAGGTTCTATGAATGCGGTTTATCATCGTTCCAGTACAAAAGACAAACAGAAAATCATAAATGCTCGACATCAAATATTTAATAGTACTTTGAAGAGAAGGGCTAAACAGAAAGAAACTAATTTATGTATATTTATTGATGGGTCAAGAAGAAATGCGATAAGAAGAATGTTTTCTTACTGGAGATCTCAAGGGGCTGTTTTAGTCGCTCATCCAACGGAGGCTAATGTCCAATTTTCTACAGCAAGAAAATCTATCAAATCTAATTTGCCAACACTATTACGATTGGATGGAATTTATTACGACAAGGATTTGGACTATAGAATAAAAAATGAGGGCATTAGTCAGTCACATTCTTTTGTAGAAGCCATTGTGTATCAAAGCGATTGCTCTCGATCAATGTGTGAAAGGTATCTTCTTGAAAGGAAAACAAATTATCATCAAATAATACATAATGGGGTTGATAAATCAAATTGGTATAATCCGGCCGATCATGAGGGAATTAATGTTGTTTCCTGTTCTAAGTGGCGTAGGATAAAAAGATTGCCTGAGATGATTGAGATATTTAAGGCGTTCCGAAAAGTTTATCCTGAAGCAAAGCTTCATATAATAGGGGAAATGGCCAGAGGAGGAAAGAAAATCTCTTCTGAGAATGTCATTTATTATGGATCTCAATCATTAGAAAAAATTAAAGAAATATATCGAACTGGAGATATAGCCTTGCATTTATGTAAAAAAGATTCTTGCCCAAGTAATGTTCCTGAATCAATAGCTGCCGGAATACCTGTTGTCACCACTAATCTTTGTGGAGGGGCAACGGAAATGTGCGAGCTTGTAGAAGGGTGTAAGATTGTCTATGAAGGGGAACAAGATTTTAAACCAGATTATATCTATCGAGATTCTTATAATGAAATGTCAAAGAAGACAGAAGAAAGTTTTGTAGAAGCAATGGTTAGTATTATACAGAATAAAATTCGAGTAGAATTACCAGAACAACTATCAATTGAATATGTCGCTCAAAAGTATTTAACAATGATGGAGGGAATATGTCAAAAAAAAGCTATAAACTAACAGAAGAACATAAAAAGAAAATATCCTTAGCCCGTATTAATAAAAAACTCTCCGAGATTACTAAGGAAAAAATGTCATTATCAAAGTCAGGTAAAAGTAATCCTATGTATGGTAGAAAACATTCTGAAGAAACAAAAAAGAAAATATCTCTGTCGAGTTTAGGTAAAAAGTTTTCTATGGAAACAAGAAGAAAAATATCTTTGTCCAGTAAAGGACGTATTGGGTATAAACACTCTGAGAAAGCAAGGAAAGCAATGTCTATTGCCCGTATTGGTATGAAGCTTTCAGAGGAAACAAAACAAAAAATGTCTGAACTACATAAGGGGCAAAAATCTTGGAATAAAGGCAAAAAGATGTCAAAAGAATTTAGGGCTGCAGTTTCTAAATCCAGGGTAGGAAAGAAACATTCTGGAGAGACAAAAAGAAAAATATCAATTGGCCAAAAGGGGAAGATAGTGTCAGAAGAAACCAAGAAGAAGCTGTCCGTTGCTAATTCTGGTATAAATCATTCTAATTGGAAAGGTGGAATATCCTGTGAGCCTTATTGTGATGTTTGGTTAGATAAAGAGTTTAAAGAATCTATCAAAGCAAGAGATAACTATAAATGCCAAAATCCTGATTGTTGGGGTAATTGCAATCACTTGTCTTTAGGAATTCATCATATTAATTATATTAAAAAAGATTGTCGCCCTAACAATTTGATAACTTTATGTCTTAGTTGTAATTTTAGAGCAAATTTTAACAGAGATTATTGGGAAGAATTTTATAGGGATGTTATATTATTAAAAAGGAAAAATTGTCAAGCTAATTAGGAGCAATAAAACATGGAAGTTCATAGGGAAGAAGAATTTATACTTGAGAAATTTAAACAAGGTTATTCCATGGCTCGTTATGGTGATGGAGAATTTAAAATAATGCGGGGCTCATCTATAACAAATATGCAGGTATATGATGTAGGATTAGAACAAGGACTTTTGAAGGTATTTGAAAAACCTTTAGAAAAATTACTTATAGGAATACCCGACCCTCTTTGCACAAGGTCCTATGTTGAAGGTTTTCATAAAAAATTCGACAAATTTATTTTGGACAAGGCGGCGAAAGAAGAAAGTATTTTTGTTTCAGCCTTTTTCTCGCGCCCAAGTTTAGTCAATTTAGACTCTGAAGAATATTTTGATAAGATAAAAAATATTTGGAAAGATAGAGAGGTCGTTCTTGTTAATTCCAAACCCGATCTTCCTAATCATTTTTTATTTAGAGATAGTATTTGTGAGTTTGTGGAAATCTCTCCGAGGAATTGTTTTTTGAATTATGAACAAATCTTGTATGCCTGTTATCAATTCTTTGGAGAAAATAAAATATTTATTCTTTCGGCGGGGCCGGTAGCTACTTGTCTTGCTTATGATATATGTCTTGAAGGAGAACAAGCTCTCGATATGGGAGCGATTGCTTTTGAATATAGTTTATTTAAGAAAGAACCCCATCCGGAGAAGTGGAGTTATCAGGATGCATACAAAATAAAACGTGGATATTTACGGGGAATAAATGATGAGTGAAAAAGAATCAAAATTAGAAGAATTAAAAACTGTCCAGAAACGGTTGAAAGAAGAAGTCAAAAAATTAGAGGGGAGTGAAAAGTGGAAAAGGCTGAAGGTATTGGAAAGTTCTATAAAATCGAAATTGAAAAAAATAGAAAGAGTAGAAAGGGAGAAGAAATTTCAAGGATTGAATGATATAAAAGTCAATATCATTCATACAAAAGAAGGATTACAACGAAGAGTAGAAGACGGTATTGTTATGAACGAAGGCAATTTTGTTCGGTTGTTGAATGCCTTTATGTACTTTACAGATTGTGCGAATAAGGATCTTCCTCTTTTAGATATTGGTACACGAGAAGGATGGTTTTTAGAGTTCTTGATAAAAGCAGGATATAAAGATGTCCAGGCCATAGAGATCTGTCAAGAGGGAGTTGATCAGGTAAAGGCTAAGGGGTTAAGATGCACAAAAATGGATGTGCAAAAAATGCCATTTCAAAATCTGTTTGGAACTATTACTGCGATTCATGTTTTGGAGCATTGTTCAAATCCACAAATTGCGGTTCATAATATCTATAACGCTTTGATGAGGGAAGGTATTCTCTATATTGAAATTCCATTAGAGTCAGATGCTAATCCTAATAAATCAGCCCATTTTAGTAGCTTTCCAAGGAAGGAAATCTTGTTTAGTTTATTTGATGCCCGGTGGTCATTGTTGAAGAATGAAGTTGTTAATATGAATAACACAGGAACTAAAAGAAATCTTCGAAGTGTTTTTAGAAAGGCTTACTAATGAAAATTTGTTTACTTAAATTTAAAAGTGCTTCGGCTCGCATTACAAATAGCATTATGGAAAATTCTTTAATGGATTTAGGGCATAAACTGGTTGAACATTCTAAAGCAGAGATTGTGATTGGGATAAGAAATTTCTTTGAAATAGATAAGAAGTATTCGGATAAGAAATACATTTTGTTACAAACAGAAGGATATAAAAATAAGGCCGCTCAGGTAGAATCCTTTTATTCTTTTGGCCCTGATGAGATTTGGGGGTTTGATATTGAAAACGAAAGAGAAAAATATACTCCTCTTGGATATCATCCTTGTTTACTTTTTGAATCCTTTTTGCCAGAAGATGTCGATGTTGGGTTTATGGGTTGGCATAGAGGAAGGAGAGAGGCTTGGAGAAATAAGGTTAGAAATAAATGGGCCATTCTGAATTCTCATGAGGATAAACTCCGGGGCGAAAATATCTCGCGAGCAAGAATAAATTTGAACCTTCATTTCAGCGATGGAGTAACGATTACAGAATGGACTCGGACGGCTTACTTTCTTGCAAATGAACAGTTCTTTATTAGTGAAGAAGTTTATTGTCCGATTGTTGTGCCCCAATTTAACAGTATTGAATCTTATGATGGATTGGTTGATTTTTATTTGTCTCATCCAAAAGAAAGAAAGAAGAGAGCTCGGGAAATGACTAAGGAATATCGAACCAACTTTGACATGAGAAATATTTTGAAGGAGAGAGGATTGTAGTGGAACTAAATAGTACAGATAAGAAAGTTTTATATCACCTAAAAGATTTTGAAGATCTTTTGGAAGGGAAGTTTGTGTTTCCCATAACCTGTGAAATCGATCCTTCAAATAGGTGCATGTTGTCCTGTTCCTTTTGTTTGTTTAAAGATAGGTTGAAAGATTGTCAGGTAGATTTGGATTGGGATGTTTATTGTAATTTAATACAAGAACTCAAACGGGGAGGGACTAAGTCTGTCACTTTTACTGGGGGCGGAGAACCTCTTTTGAATCCTCGTTTTAATGATATGGTAAAGCTTGCCTGTGATATGGGATTTCAAATTGGTTTAATTACTAATGGAGTCTTGTTAGATCGAGTTAATTGTTTAGATTCTTTTTATTTTATAAGGATATCTTTGGATGCGGCAACGGCAGAAACTTATAAAAAGATAAAAGGGAAACCAATGTTTTATGAAGTTTTAGCTAATGTTGACAGGGCTGTTATTAGGACGAAGGGTTCTGATAAGACAGTTATTGGTTTATCGTTTGTAGTTTGTGAACAGAATAAAAAAGAGGTTGAAAAGATGCCTCAATTAGCAAAGGATTTTGGAGTTAATTATTTACAGATTAAACCAGCTTGGATAGATGGAGATATTTTCAATGGTTACGAAGATGTTTTAGGACAAGAGAATGTAATTTTAATGAGGAGGCAGAAAGCAAGAGATCATTCTTCTTGTCAAATTGCAGGATATGTTGGAATAGTTAATGCTGATGGGAGCGTTTATTTTTGTTGTCAACATCGAGGGAATCCTTATTTTCAGTTGGGCTTTTTACAAGATGCTCCGTTTTTGGATTTGTGGAAGAAAAGAAAAAATCTTCAACCGGATATAACAAAATGTCCAATGTGCCGTTATACAAATTACCTTCATGCTTATAGAAGGGTGACGGGAACGGAAGAGTTTTCGTTTTTTGAACACAAGAATTTTTTGTAGGAGAGAATAACCATGGAAATATTCAAAGACAAAATAGTTTTAGTTACAGGCGGGACAGGTTCCCTTGGCAAGGTACTCGTGAAACGTGTATTGTCTGGAGAAGAAGGAATGCCTAAAAAGGTTGTCGTCTTTTCGAGAGACGAGGCAAAACAACATTATATGAGAACAGAATACTATCATGATATAGCGCCTGCCTCTGACCGGCTTGAATTTGTAATTGGAGACATTCGTAATTATGCCAGTGTTTGTTCTGTCATAAAAAATGTCGACATCATTATTAATACAGCAGCATTGAAACAAGTTCCTGTCTGTGAATATTTTCCAGAGCAGGCGGTATTAACTAATTGTATGGGAGTTCAAAATATAATTCGAGCTATTAATGAAAATGACTATCCAGTTGAGACGGTTATTATTATTAGTACAGATAAAGCATGTAAGCCCGTGAATGTTATGGGTATGACAAAAGCAATTCAAGAGCGCATGGCTATTGTGGCAAACATCGCAAATCCTGGTACTCGTTTTATCTGTGTTAGGTATGGGAATATTATATCCAAACTTTCTGTTGGTTCTGTAATTCCTATTTTTCAACAACAAATCAAAGAAAGGGGGCCTGTTACTGTTACATCTTTAGAAATGACTCGTTTCATGTTTACTATGGATCAAGCGGTTGATATTGTATATGCCGCTATAAGAGAGGGCTTATCTGGAGAGGTTTATATTCCTATACTTATTTCATTTAAAATGATTGATGTTGCCAGGGCAATGATTGACTCGAAGGAATGTGAGATTAAAATAACTGGGATACGGCCCGGAGAAAAAGTTCATGAGATTATAATTTCTGAAGATGAGTATATACGGGTTTTGAAAAGAGGAGATTATTATGTAATCGCTCCAATGTTGCCAGAACTTTCCAATACTGATAATGAGGAGAAAAACATTCTAACGGGAGAGTATAATTCTGCTAATGTTCTTATTGACTTTCAGGAAACGAAAGACTTGTTAAAGAAATATAATCTTTTACCTGAGTGAGAGAGGCTTGTAATGAAGAATTTGGTGATAGCTCCGCATGTTGATGATGAAGTTTTAGGTTGTGGAGGTATTTTGAATAAAGACTTTCATGTTGTCTTTTGCGGAATGCAAGAATATCATATTCTGCCTGCCGTAGAAAGATATGAGGAGCTAAAATCTGTAGCTGATTATTTAGGATTTACTTGGCGTATGTTGACTATTGATAAAGTGAATTATTATAGGAAACAGAATTATATAGATCTTCTTCAAGATATAATCAATGAGGGAAGACCGGACAAGATTTTTATTCCTTATCCTTCTTACAACCAGGATCATCAAGCTATTTATAAGGCTTGTATGATAGCTCTTAGACCCCATGATAAAAATCATTTTGTAAAGAAAGTTCTTATGTGCGAATCGACTGATTGTAATTGGGGTTGCGCTCCTTATGAAATAAACCATCTTGTTAAGATTGATATAAATCGAAAACTTAAAGCTTACTATTTATATGGTTCCCAGGTAAGGAGACATCGTTCTCCAGATTATATAGAAGCAATAGCGGTTACAAGGGGGCAAATGATGGGAGAATCATATGCAGAGGGGTATATCATAAAACGATGGATAGAATAGAACTTGGCGATATTTGCCAATTAATAAAGGGTCCTTATTCTGTGACTAATCCGGGGGCAGGGATATCAATCGAGAAATTTTCTCCGCTGGATGAAGCCACAAACAATTCGCTTTCGTTTTGTGACGACCCAAGGGTGGGAAATTTTGCCCGCGCTCCTTTGGATATATTAGATAATGGGTATAGAGTAAAACCAAGTGATCAAGATAAAGAGATAATATGGAAAAGGGTTAGAGAATCGGAAGCAGGAGTAATAATTTTACCAGATTATATGATGGGAAGCGTGTTTTATAAAGAAAAAACTTTTATCTTTGTGGAAAATCCACGGGTAGCTTTTATGAATGTTGTTAAACATTATTATCCTGGGAGGAATGATGGTATTCATCCAACTGCTGTCATTATGGACTGTGTTGTTATAGGAAAGAGAGTAATGGTTGGACCTTATACTATTGTGGGTACTATCAGCGTTGCAAATCGCAGAGACAACAAAGGAAGATTGATTAATTTTCCACAGATAGGAAGAGTGATTATTGAAGATAATGTTGAAATTCATTCTCATGTTTGCATAGATCGTGGGGCTTTAGGGGACACAATTATTGGAGAAGGAACCAAAATAGATAATCTTGTTCATATTGCCCATAATGTAAAAATCGGGAAGCATTGTTTTATTGTTGCTAATGTTATGCTTGGAGGTTCATGTTCCATTGGAGACTACAGTTGGATTGCTCCTTCTGTTTCTATTCTAAATGGAATTAAGATAGGAAAGAATTGTACGATAGGAATGGGCTCTGTGGTAATGCACGATATTCCTGATAACTCAGTTGCATATGGGGTTCCAGCAAAGGTAAAGAACCATTGAAAACAATTATTAGCTTAGAATACGAGCATATGAATTGGAGTTGGGGTAATATCTGTCAAGCTCTTTTGAAAGAATTAAGATCGGATTTTAAAATTGTATCAGTGGATTACAAATTATGGAGAAAGAGAAATATGAAAGCCGAAGAAATAAAAGCTGATGGAGATTTCTACTTCCTAAGTCAGAATGTTGCGCAGCTTCAAGACCTAAAAGATTATAGAAAAGTCATATGTCGTTTAGGAGGCAACCTTTCTTTTGAAGATCAATCTCCAATTCGAGTTGAAAAGTATTTAAGGCGGATATCTAAGTGCTTTGCTGTTATTGCCACTAATGAAAAGCTGGCAGGAATAGCAAGACAGGTTCATAAAAAAGTTCATCTAATTCCTAATGGACTAAATCTGGAGGAATGGAAATTTAAAGAAAGAAAAGTTGAGGAATCTGTTTTAAAGGTGGGGTTTGTGGGTAATGTTCAGACCTTACAAAAAAGCAAATATAAAGGATATGGAATTATACAAAAGGCTTGTTCCGTTTTAGGTTATCCTTTGTATACAGCTCTCTATAAGGATAATCAGATTCCTTATAAACAAATGCAGGAAAAGTTTTATGATAAGATCGATGTTCTTGTTTTATTAACAGACGGAGAAGGATGTAGTAACGCTGTTATGGAAGCTCTTGCTTGTGGGATACCTGTTATAACAACAAAGGAAGCAGGATACCATGGAGAGAAGATGGTGCATAGGGAGAACGTTTTGTTTTGCAGAAAGTTTAAAAAGTTTCTTATATCCCAATTAGAAGAATTAAAAAATGATAAGATTCTTTTTAAGAAGATTTCTTTGGGAGGGCGTAAGTTTGCTGAAGAACATCATGATATAAAAGTAATTGCTAAAGAGTATCGAAAAATATTTTTAGAATGTTCTGAACAATCTCCTGTTGCTTTGAAGCAACTTTTGAGCAAGATGAAAGCAGCTAAATCCAGACGGAGTGGTGTTCCTGAAGATGTTACTGTTATGTGTGTTTTAAAATCCGGAGGTATTTTTACAAAAGAGTGGGTATTGAAATTAAAGAATACGCTTGAGCGAAATGTAACTACTTCTTTTGATTTTGTTTGTCTTACTGATTTTGATAATGTTGATGGCTGTAGAACAATAAAGTTGAAAGACGATTTGCCAGGTTGGTGGTCTAAAATAGAACTTTTTAGGGAGGGGTTAGTTGATACGAAAAATATAATTTACTTTGATCTTGATACTATCATTCTCAGAAATATTGATGATTTATTTTTAATCCCTCTTAATTTTGTTGCCTTACAACCTTGGAATATTACGAGTAGAATAAATCGCCACCTTGCATCTGGTATAATGGGCTGGAGAAATGGAGATTATTCTTTTATTTATGATAAGTTTATATTTCAGGAGATAGAAGAACAATCTTTTAGTGGAGATCAAGAATATATTTCAAGAGCACTATCTCAAGAGAATAAAACTTATCAACCTCTTCAAAAATTAATCCAGGGTATTTTCTCTTACAAAAGAGATTGTCGGCAAAAGTTACCTGGAGGAGCAAGAATTGTTTGCTTTCATGGAAATCCGTCATTGGACAGAGTCAGAAGGAAGTGGGTAAAAAGACATTGGAGATAATATGAAAATTTTTAATCCGATATTGATTACTGGCGCGGCACGATCCGGAACTTCCCTGGTTGCTGGTATTGTGAATATGAGTGGGGCATGGGGAGGAGATTTAGCTGGTCCGACAAGATTTAACAGAAGAGGAATGTTTGAAAATACACAAATCAGAAACGATCTTGTTAAGCCTTTTTTGAAAGATGCAGGCTGTGATCCAATGGGGCAAAAGCCTCTTCCAAGAATACGAAGACAACTCCAAGGTAATGATGCAATTCTTATAGGCTTTGGTAATGGCGATCGTTTTGTATCTGTCAATACTCATTTAGCTGCTATATGGATGCATAACCTTGAAGAAATCTTGAAAAGTCAAGGATATAATGGGCAAAGGTTTTTTTACAAGGGGGCAAAAATGTGTTTGATGTGGCCTTTGTGGCATCTTCTTTTTCCTGAAGCTAAGTGGATAATTGTTAGAAGGGATGTTGAAGATATTGTCAGATCTTGTTTAAGAACTTCTTTTATGAGAGCTTTTCAAACGCGTTCTGGTTGGCTTAATTGGGTTTCTGTTCATGAAAGAAGGTTTGAAGAAATGTATGAACAGAAATTAGATATAAGGGAGGTATGGCCACAACGTATGATGAATGGAGATTTTTCTGAAATGCAAAATGTGATTAACAGTCTTGATTTAGAATGGGATCTTGAAAAAGCAAAAGCCTTTGTAGATCCTAATCTTTGGAATAGGGGCAAACGAGATGGTAGTAAGAGTAGTAAAGAATAATATAGGAGAATAAAATGTCTACGCGTGTAACAAGCGATGAGGTTAAGGAGATTATTGATACTGATATTTCTGACATATCAACTTTTATAACAGCCGCTAATTTAATTGTTACTGATAAGTTAGGTTCGGCAGGTTTGAGTTCTGCCTTGATGAAAGAAATAGAACGATGGCTCTCGGCCCACTTCGTCGCTATCAGAGATCAGATGCCACAATCAGAAAAGACAGGAGAGAGTTCAATTAAATATCAAGGTAAAACAGATATGGGGCTTGATTTTACTTCTTATGGCCAACAGGTCAAACTTCTGGATACTTCAGGGATATTGGTGGCTCTTGGTAAAAGAGCAGCGGAGTTTATTGCTCTTGATTTAGATTTAGACTAAAAAAAAGGAGGGGGATGAAAATGAAAAAATTGTTAAGGATAGGACTTGCGGCTTTTGTGCTATTTGCTTTTCTTTCAATAGCACAGGCGGCTGATTATGTGACCGCCACAATTAGTAGCGCTCCGCCTGCGGCAGGAACCTGGACTGATGGTATTGCTCCTGCTCTTAAAGCAAGAGGGGGATTTTTAAGCATTACTATTTCTGGTACTTGGGTAGCAACCGTTACTCTCCAATGTTCGACCGATGCGGGTGTAACATATAGTGACGTTGATTATACTTGGACCTCGAATATTCGAAGAGCTTTAGTTGATCCAGAAGCAGGAGTAAGATACCGAATTGGAGTTAAGAATGGGGATTATACTTCTGGTTCTGTTATTGTTCGATTAGGTCGAATGAAAAAGTAAGGAAAGGAGGTGGAGAAAGTGAAAAAGACTTTTTTGATTTTAGTTTTGGGTTTTTTGTTAGGGCTCCTTCCCTTACAAATCCACGCTGGACAGTTTGGTGAAGATTTGGGTCTTTTGGGGGTTGGAAATGTAATTAATACCGCTCCTGAGTATTGGGATAATATTACAAACAAGACCCCATCCGCAAATGCTTTATATGATTATTTTATTATATTTGATCCTGATCTTGATGGGACTATAGAGGGAGGAGAAGTAAAATTAAATACTGTTGGTTCTCCTGCTTACGACGATGTTCAAGATTGGTTGAATACAACGCAATCTGCAGGGATCCTTTCTGGAGGAGAACTTACGGATGCTGGAGCCAGTGGGGTTACAGTTTCGGCTGGTCAAGGATTTATCAAATTGACAGACAGCGAAATTGGAGAAGTGGCGTTCTTCAGTTGGGCGGAAACTCTCGTACCTTTGACTGATGCGGTTTTAAATTATATTTATGTAACTACTTCTGGTGTGACATCAACCACGACAGATTCAGATATAAATCATACAACGGAACTTCGACTTGGAAAAGTTTATAAAGATGGAAGTGAATTGCATATGCTTACTGGGGGAACTGATGCTTATAATTTAGCACGTAAAGTTCATCGTAGATTGGGAAAAGTAGACGGTTTTGCGAGAGGGGCCGGTCTTGTTCTTGGTGATGGGGGGAATCAAACTATTACAATTACGGCTGGAACATTTTTTAAGGGGTTAAATGAATTTAATGTAGACTCTTTTGATTCTGCTATGTCTCCATTTTCGACTTGGTATTATGACGGTTCTGCTTGGGTAGAAACAACTGGGGTCACTGAAGTGAGTATTACTCAGTATAACAATACAGCTTCTGGTCTTGCAAATTTAACTTCTTCAGATAAATATGGAGTCCATTTTGTTTACATTCATGAGGATGAAGATGTCCATGTAGTATATGGACAAGATAAATATAAATTAGCAGAAGCTCAAGTAACAACTCTCCCTTCAAGTTTACCAGCTAAAGTATCTCTTATGGGAGCTGCGGTAGGTAGGATAATTGTTGAGAAGGACGTTGTTACTTTTAAAGAAGTTTCTGACTATTGGAAGGAGGGGTTTGAAGCTTCTGGAGTTGTAGATCACAATGGATTAGCAAATCTGCAAGGGGGAGAGGTTGATCAATATTACCATTTAACAAATGCTCAACATGGGGATCTTACTACAGGATATAGAACGATTTATGTTCCTGCTAATGTAATGACCCCGACAGCTACGGATTTTGCAACTGCTGGTACTCATGAGTATGCGACGAATGATGTCAACCTTGATTATTATTCGTTCGATGGGGCGACCAGACAGTATATTGAATATAGTCGAGTGTTAGATGCTCAGTGGGATCTTTCGACTATTAAGTTTAAGTTTTATTGGACCCCTGGAGCAAGCTCTTGTACTGCGGGGGATACAGTTGAATGGGCAGTAACAGCAGAAGCTGTATCTGATGACGATCCTATTGATGTAGCCTCTGGAGTTAGCCAGGTCGTATCTGATACTGTAACTGCTGGTAAGAATGGGGATATGCATATCACGGCGGCTACACCAGCATTAACTGTTGCGGGTACTCCTGCCTCTGGAGACCTAATCCATTTTAAATTTAGCAGGAATGTAAATGGAATTGATGATATGGAGGAGAAGGGATGGTTGGTTGGAGTCTTTTTTCAATATCGAATAGGCACTATTCCAGCGGCATGGTAGGGGGTAAATAATGAAAAAATATTTAATTCCTATATTAGTTTTCCTCGGATTATTCTACTACACCTATGCCTCCAGTTGGGATGCTCGCAGGGCTATGCGACCAAAGTTCTCTATTCCTCAAGAGACTTCCACAAGACCGGTGATTGACTGGCATGGAGAACTTGGCGAAGGGACCTTCACCCGCAACAGCCCTGTCAACTATTGGGGTACTGACGGGGTTATGCACTCAGGGGTAACTGATGAGGAAGTTTATCAGTGCGTGGGCATGAGCGGTACAACTCCGGCCTATAATTGTGCAAACTGTGAGCTTGCTGGCTTGCGTGAACCTGCTTCGACCAATAGCATCCTGGGAGCGAGGGACTGTGATAATGCGGCTATTTGGACGCTCACGGCAAGTGCTACTCAAGACCAGACAGGAATATTTGGGGATGCGAATAGCGGGGTGAGCTGTACTGATGATGATGGAGCTGCTGTTGAATATATAGTTCAAGACATTGTTATACCTGATGACAGTAATACATATACTTTCTCAGTTTACATAAAAAAGGATAGTAACGAAGCCCGATTCCCTATGGCTAATATTCGTGTTGTCGGTGGAAGCGCGATTAAGCATAAAGTTATGCTTAATACTAAAACTGGGAATTGGAATGAGATAGATGATGAAGGTTCTGATAATGTAGGCGTAATTAATTGTGGAGATTGGTGGAGATTTTGGGCAGGTGTTACTAATAATGGAAGTGGAAATACTAAATTCCAAGTCTTTCTTTATCCTGCTGGAGGAACAGCTTGGGGTATACAAGACGTTGCCGCCACCGGCACCATAATCGTAGACGGTATCCAGGTTGAGCTAAACACAAAAGCCCCTTCCAGCTTTATCGACACCCAGGGCGCTCCTGTCACCCGTGCTACAACTTCGGGCTATCCGAGGTACACCCTGCCGACCAATACGTTTGCGGAGAGTTTGGGGGCGGAGTTGGTATTAAACCCTGGACTTGAAACTGGTGGTACAGGTGGAAATTTCAATGGTGGAGCTGAAATAGATGACAATACTCAGGACGGTTTTACAAGTTGGACGGTATCCGCTGATGATGGAAACAGAAGAGTTGAAGCTACAGCCACAAAGCATGGCGGGAACTATGCTGCTAAATTATATCGTATCACAGATTCACCTGTCATCAATCAGGCTTTTAGCGTAACTTCAAATGCTTTATATAAATGCTCAGTTTGGACGCAGGGTGATGGAACTAACAGTATTCGATTCAAGGTTGCAGATAATACCAATGCTGTTACTTTGTATGATGAATTTACTGGATTGACCGCAGCAGCATATAATCAATTTACTATTTATATTGCAGCTCCTCCAACCTGTACCGAATTTAAGGTTTATGCTCGTAATATTATAAGTGGAACGACTCTTTATGTTGATGATTTTTCTTGCAAACAAGTCACCAAAGCCCGTAATGATCAACCCTGTCCTGGCACGGCTGTTATTTGGTGGAGGCCAGGGTTTAATATTCCTGCTGGTGGAGATAAAGCTATATTATCCCTTAAAAACAGCGACTTCAGTTTATTACGACATAATAATGTAGGGTTTTATTCCTATGATGGTTCAGTTGAAGTGGGCAAAAATATCGCTTTTACATCAGGTTCTTGGTATAAGTTAGTTATTCAGTGGGGTTACTTGGTCTCTAATGCGGCAAAGTATCGAGTGGGGTATGACAATGGCTCTGGGATTACATGGGGGACAGCGGGCAATTATGATGGAGCTTTTGATACTACTGGAAATCTTTTAAAAATTACACATAATATGGAAGGCCCCATGCACACCAAACGCCTTGCGATATTTGACCGGATACTAAGTGATGCAGAAATAAACGCTATGGGAAGTCCAATTAACTAAAGGAGAGGAAATGAAAACAAGAATAGCAATACTTCCAAAGCCAGTTGATTACGGTAGGTCTTTAAACATCAAATCAGGGTTGCCAAAACAGAAAGTAAACAATGTCAATATTTTCAAAGGGATACTAAGTGGTGCGGAAATAAACGCTATGGGTTCACCTTCTAATTAGAGGAGTTTAAAATGGGAGCATACCTTAGTCTTTTTATGATAGTTGTTGGTTGTATCGTTCACGAATTACCAGTAGGGACATTCCTGCACATAGTAGGATTGATTTTGGCTTTTTCAGGCACAGCTTTGCTCACATATAATTTAGGGAGGGACGAATAATGGTAGAAGTTCCTATATGGTCTCCAGTAATTTTGATAGTAGTGGCTGTATTGGCATACGGCTTAGGTCGTATTCACGAAAGTCTTAAAGGAGATAAAAAGAATGAAAAAGAAATGGGCAAAAGTCTTAACAGTCAAATGGCCGAACTGTCTGGTTAATCCCAAAGCCGAAGGAGTTGGGGAGATGAAATTCAGCAGCAACTTTATCAACATGAACTTCCTGATCTCCTGCATATACTTTGTAGTAGCCAGCATAATAGGCCATGTCTACTGGATACTCAACCGTGGGTTTTACACTGTAGTCAAACTATCCGATGTAGGGTACATGAGTCTATGGCTTATATTTTTAGGGTTGGTCCTATGGTACATAAAACTGCCAAGAGAAAGAAAGACAAAGTTGTAATACCAAATCAAGAAGGGTTGAATCAGTTAATGGGAAAGTAACAAAATGACTCATTACTTAATTAAGAATTTAAAACAGACAGCAACTTATTGGGGCAGTCCTGTTGCCAGTGGTTCTGGAGGATATACTTTTGCTTCTCCTGTCGCTGTAGATGTCAGATGGGAAAAGAGACAAGAATTATTTATAACGGCCGAAGGAAAGGAAGAATTAAGCAAGGCTGTTGTCTATATTGGACAGGACGTTGTCCTTAACGGATATTTATATCTTGGAACTTCAACAGAAGCAAATCCAAAGGATCAAGAAGGATCTTTTGAGATAAGAGCATTTAGTAAAATTCCAACTCTAAAAGGAAATTACTATCAGAGGAAGATATGGCTGTAAGATTAAATACATTAACCGGAACAGATAAAGTCCTAAGAAATCTCAATAAAGAAATTAAGGGTATTCGAGGCAGAACGAAAGCGGGTTTAATGGCAGCAGGTCTGGTTGTAAAGCGAAGATCTATGATACGGACTCCTGTTGATACAGGTAATCTTATTAATAGTGCTTACATAACTCCAACAGGGACAAGAACAAAGCCAGGAGTTGAGATTGGTTATACAGCTTCTTATGCTCCATACGTTCATGAGATACAGAGGAGTTATAAGAAGCCTGGTAGTTCGTGGAAGTTTTTAGAAAAAGCTTTGAAAGAATCGGTCAAAGATATAGTACAAATCATTAGAGACCATGCGAGGATAAGAAGATGAATCCGCCTTCAGAAGATATTGTAGAAATATTAGAACAAAGCGGTGTTGGAATAGGAACTTTTGCTACTGATCTTTTCCTTCATCAAATGCCAGATACACCAGACGCTTGTATCTCTGTTCATGACACGGGGGGATTTGATCCTGAGCCTCATAATTACAATAAACCAACAGTTCAGGTTCGAGTTCGGGGAGATAAGATGGGCTATCTTGATGCATGGAATCAAGCTGAAGATATAAAAGACGCCTTGCATGAATTGACTAATGAAACTTTTGGAGGCACCAGATATATTCAGATTATGATGCAAGGAGATATCCTGGATATTGGCGATGATGAAAAGGGGAGGCCCGTACTTACGTTAAATTTTCTTGTTCATAGGTCATAAGGAAAATCGCTATGACAATCAATTTTCTTTTAAAGATCTATAAAAGGTATGGATTAGAAGATGTTTATTGATTGTCGCCTATGTCTCAACAGGATTCTGGTGGTTAAATACTAATCTTTTAACTTTAAATCTAAGAGAAAGGAGGTAAGGACCATGACAACTAATGCTTTTAGTGGTGTAGGGACGGTATTTTCACGAGGAGATGGCTCAAGTAATGAAAGTTTTGATCCAATTGCAGAAATTAATTCTATTGCTGGGCCGGATAAAACCAGAGATACCATCGATGTTACCAGTTTAGATTCAGCTGGAGGTTATCGCGAGTTCATAACTACTTTTCGTAATGCTGGAGAGATTACTCTTGAAATGAATTTCACCAGAGCCGGTTATGAAGATATGGATGATGACTTTGAAAGCGATGATTCGGTAAATTATCGAGTCGTTCTGCCGGACACGGGCGCGACGCAACTTGATTTTGCAGCGTATGTGGTTGCTCTTGGAATGGCTGTTCCGCTGGATGATAAGGTAACGGCAAGTGTTACCATAAAAATTACTGGTCAGGTGACATTAACTTCGTAAATTTGAAAGGAGGAACAGATTATGAAGGTCTTAACCAGAGACGAGATTTTAAATATGGACGATCTCAAAATAGAAGAGGTCAATGTTCCTGAATGGAACGGAGTTGTCTTTATCCGCACTATTACAGGACAAGAAAGGGATATATTTGAACAAACCATGTCTGAAGCTGGGGGCTTGAGAAATCTTCGGGCGAGATTGGTTGCTCTCACTGCAATTGATAAGGAAGGGAAAAGAATATTTTCTGAAAAGGATGCTCCTGCTTTGGGTAAGAAAAGCGCTGCTGTTATTGACCGTCTTTTTAAAGTCGCTCAAGAGCTTAATGGTTGGGGTATCGAAATTGAGAAAATCACAAAAAACTTCTTGGCAGGCCTGAGCGAAGATTCTACTTCCGGTTAGCTCAAAGCCTGGGAATGACAGTTCGGGAGATGTTATCCAGAATGGACGCGCATGAATTGACTGAATGGAGCGCTTTTTTCGTATTGGAACAATCTGGATTGAAAGGGAAGAAACAAAGTCCGGAAGAGTTGGGAGAGGCTTTGAAGGGTTTGGCTAAAGTGAAAAAGAGAAAAGACAAACCTGAGAGGAAAAAGAAATGAATATTGGAACAATGATGGCTCGCATAGGAGTCGATACTGCGCCTCTTACAAAAGCTGGGGCCAGAATGAAGGCTTTCACCAGTAGAACTGTTGCGGGTTTTGCTCGAGTAAAGAAGTCTGTCTTTTCCTTGCAAGGTGCTTTAGTTGGGTTTGTTGGAATGGCAGGAATGGCTCTTATTGCAAAATCTTCTGTAAAGACAGCTATGGCATTTGAACAATCTATGTTAACTGTTAAAGGCGTTACCAGGGCTACAGCAGAAGAATTTGAAAATATGACAAACATGGCTAAGAAGATGGGAGAGACTACAGAGTGGACAGCGTCTCAATCTGCGAATGCTCTCCAATTTTTAGGCATGGCTGGATTTAAAGCAATGGAGGCGACTCAAGCATTACCCGGAGTCCTTGATTTGGCCACTGCTGGTAATATCGAATTGGCAAGAGCGGCTGATATTGCTTCCAATGCATTGACTGCTATGCAACTTCCTGTTAGTCAGCTTGGTAAGGTCAACGATGTTTTTGTTGCTACAATTACAAGAACGAATACCAATATGGAAATGATGGCAGAATCTTTTAAATATGCCGCGCCTGTCGGTAAGGCTTTTGGGTATGAGATCGAAGAATTATCTGCCATGATTGGGCAGTTAGGTAATGCAGGTATTCAAGGATCTATGGCAGGGACTCAGCTTGCTTTTGCTATGCAAAAAGCTACAAAGGTTGCGAGAGAATTAGGTATTGATAGTTCAAATCTTACCGATGTTCTTCAAGCAATGAAAGATCAAGGTTGGTCAAACGAGCGAATGTTGAAAGCCTTTGGTATGAGGGGAGGTCGGGCGGTTCTTATCTTAAAAGATATGATTCCTCAAATTAAAGCTTTAACTGTCGAATTAGAAAATTCAGAAGGAGAAGCAAAGAAACTTGCGGATATTATGAGGACATCTTTACGTGTAGCTTTTATTACTTTAGGATCTGCCATTGAAAGTATTTCTATTGAAGCCTTTAAGACTTATGAACAGGAACTTAGACAACTTGTGAAAAACATGACCATGTGGGTCCGAGAACATAAGGATGAAATTATTAGATCATTAGGAGTGACCAAGGATTTTATTGGAGGATTAGCAAAATATTTTGTCTTGTTAGGTGCAGGTATCGGTGTGACGATGGCAAAAATGAGTACAGGGACAACTGATGCCGCAACAGGAACAGAATTACTTCATCTTATGATGAAAAAAGTAAAGGAGGAAATGGATCTTGTTCGTGAAATAATGGAAGACCCCACCTATGCCAGATTTGTTGGAACCAGTAAATATGCAACTAAATCAACAGAAGAATTGGAAGTTATTTTAGGAAAACTTGGGGCTAAATTAATTTTTTTTAAGAACCAGATTGATCTTGCTAATAAAGCTCAGCAAGAACTTGCAATTTCTACAGCCGTACTTGCTAAAGAAGAGAAAATGTATTGGTCTCATCCCGAATGGGCTTATGAACCTCCTCCTATTTGGAAATCTATTCCTGATATGCCAGAAATTCCTAAAGAAATTATGGAACAGCGTTTGGCCGCTCTTAGAACTATGGCAGAACAAGAAGCTAATCTGATATATCAACCGGAACCTTATTTATTAGCATTAGAAGCTGAAGCTAATTTTGCAAAGAAAAAGGAAGAAATAATTCAATTTCGTTTAGCGGCTTTTAAATCGATGGCAGAACAGGAAGCGGCGTTGATATATCAGCCAGAACCTTATTTGATGGCATTAGAAGCTGAAGCTAATTTGGCTGAAAAAAAGAAGACACTTAGAGAAAGCCTTAAAACAAATATCATAAATTTTCTAATGACAGAAGAAGAAAGCATACGAGCTTCATATGCTAATAGAATTGAAATGGTGAAAAAAGCTTTGGAACTACAAGTTATAGAGGAAGAACGTGCGGCTCAGTTGATAGCTAAACTACAGAATAAAATGAATGAAGAAATTAAAGATAAAAAGAAAACTTTTGGAGAGGAAATAAAAACTGCTATTACAGGTTGGGCAAGTACATGGAGTCAAACCTTGACGGATATGGTTTGGGGAGCTGAATTAACCTTTGGAAAGATACTTGAATCTTTTGGTAAGATGCTAACTCAAATGGCTATTCAACAAATGATTATTAAACCCATGTTGGCAGGCCCAGAAGAAGGATGGATGAAGTGGCTTTTTGGAGCCAAAGGATTTGCTATTGAAAATGGAGTTCAGAAATTTGCTAAAGGAACTATTGTTAATAAACCAACTATATTTCCGATGCAACAAGGTATGGGTTTGATAGGAGAAGCAGGACCAGAAGGGGTCTTGCCTTTAACAAGAACGAAAGGCGGAGATTTAGGAGTGAAAGCGGAAGGTACTGGAGCAAATGTCACTGTTAATGTTATTAACCAAACAAGTCAGGAAGTTGAAGCAGAGCAAAGAGGGCAACCGCGATTTGATGGAAATCAATTAGTGGTTGATGTAATACTTACTGATCTTAATAGACGAGGACCAATCTTTCAAGGCATGATGGGAGCAAGAGCATGAGTTTAGATTTAGCATCAGCAATCGCTACAGCTAAGAATCTATTATCTGATCCAGGAGCCTGGCTTATTCTTCTGGAAATTGATACTCCTGCATTAGATGAGCCTTTGAAGTTAGTGCGAAATACTGAAGATATTGTTTGGGATAGTGAAACCTGGACAGCTTTTCCTTTTGAGCTTGCAGAGTCCAAACAATCTTCTGACGGTATGATTCAATCTATTGCCCTTCGTGTTAGTAATGTTTTGAGACAGATAGAAAAATATGTAAATGAGGCTGATGGAGGAACTGATACCACAGTTACTTTGAGGGTTGTTTATAGTGAAGAATTAGCTCTTGATGCTGTAATTGAGGAAATTTTTAAGGTTGGTAAAATTAGATGTACTAATGATTGGGTAATATTTGAACTTCAACCCGATAGTTTTTTTACTCAACTATTTCCAAGAGATTTATTTTCTCGAACTTCTTGTAAAAAGAAATTTAAAGGAAGAGAATGCGGATATACAGGTACAATTTATTCTTCTTGTAATAAAGTATTAGAAGATTGCATTGCAAGAGGAAATGAATCAAGATTTGGTGGGACCCCATCTATACCAGATGGAATATTTGATGAAGCTGGAGTTGCGCCCAGTTATGCAGAATAAGAAGGGTTGATTATGGGGGTTAGAAAAATTGAAGAATTTCCAAATAAATGATTTGATTGGAAAGCCTTTTAAAGACAAAGCAAGAGGTCCAGATGCTTATGATTGTTATGGTCTTGTGTTAGAGGTTTTTAGAAGGCAGGGAATAGAAATACCTGATTATGGAGTGGGGTTTGTAACCGAACAAACGGCCCTGATTGATAAGAAAGTGCAAGAGGTATGGAAAGATTGGGATCAAATTAAAAAACCTATTCCAGGGGGTTTAATTATTTTGGCATTTCCTTTTCCTGGTTGGGCATCACATTTTGGAGTAATGGTTAATGGTGAAAAGTTTATTAATACCAGAATTAAGACAGGAGTTGTTATTGATCGAATAACTTCTCCTGCTTGGAAGAAAAGAGTTTTAAGCTTTCATACTTATAAAGGAAATTAAGGATGAATGAATTGACAATAACTAAAGTTAAAAATCCTTTCATCAAGTCTGATGGCAGAGAGAGGTTTTCTTTAGAAATTCAAAAAACTTTTACTGTTGGAGATCTCTTAGAATATTGCCAAATTCCTATCCAAAACGCTTCTTATTTTAACGTGGTTATTAATGGTTATGTTTGCACCAACTTAAATAAGGTTCTTCAACCAGGAGATTCTATTCTGGTAATTGCAAAACTTCAAAGCGGAGGAGGGGACGGGGGCGGCGGAAAAGATATTATAGGAACTGTGGCCATGATAGCGGTGATGGTAGCAGCTGTAACCATTGGCAACATTGTAGGTGCACAAGCTGCTGCTGCTGGATGGTCAGCATTTGGAGTTAAGATGGCTACAGCGGCAACTATGGCTGTTACAGTTGCATCGGGCTCTCTTCTTGTCAATAGTCTACTTCCTTCACCAACAGCTGAATTGCAAGAAGGGGTAGGGGGGCTTATTGGAGATAGGAAAGCAGATTCTCCGACTTATGGTTTTACAGGAGGACAGACAAGTTTTATTCCTGGTCTCCCTTACCCTGTTTTATATGGAAAATATCGTCTTGCTGGACAAGTTATTAATCATTGGATTGAAACTAATAATTCTACATATGCACAAACTCTTAAAATGTTACTTTGTATGAGTGAAGGAATATGTAAAACTCCTGTACAGAGTAAAGATGAAATATATGTAGATAGACAATTAAAGTTTAGTGATATTGAAGAACGCGATTTTGAAGTAACTAAAGGGGGTCAGGACCAAGCTTCTATTTCGATTGGTGGATTTGAACAGCTTCATCAGTATCGACCCGTTTCTTCAAAGATGACAGTTCGTACCATTTATATGCTTCATGGAGATGTTGCCCCTTTTGTAGATTCAAGTGTTTATGGGAAAACGATTACGAATAATAATGTTACTTTGGATGGAGCAGTTAAAAAATTTGGCGCAGGGTCTATGAAGTTTGATCACACCACAGATTATCTTGAGCTTGCCGCCAGTGATGATTATAGCATGAGTGGAGATTGGAATTTTACTTGTTGGTTATATCGTGATGCGGAAGTAGCCGGTACTTATTATCATATTATGGGAAGAGTTAAGACAGCTGGTTATAATCAACAAACTATGTACATTTTTAATGACGAATTATATTTCAAATTTACAGCTAATAATGCTAATAGACTTACAGGATTTAAAGGATCTATTTCTGGTTTACATACTTGGCGATATGTTGAAATATCCAGAGTAGCCCACTTCTATTATATGTTTGTTGATGGTGAATTATTAGATAAAGTAGAAGACGAAAGATATCCAGACGATTTTTATGGTGATTGGGGTGTTGCTTTGCGGCTTGGGACTCTTACAGTTGCAACCGTTGGAGCTTCTTTTATTGGCAGAATAGATGAGGCCCGGTACGAAAAGAAAGCTGGACATACCTCCGATTATGATGTTCCAACAGCAGCTCCTTCCGATGACTATGGAAAAATAGTTAAAGCAAGAGGAGAGTCAGATAAATTGGTTGCTCATTTTGAAATGCCTTATGGTCTTTATGAGGTCAATACTTCTGGTGTATTAATAAATCGAAATGTTGATTTTAGTATTGAATATAGAAAACAAATAGAAAATACTTGGATTTTGAGGCAGGCAACGATAGGTTTTACTTCTGGTGGAACAGCTGAGCCTGTAGAGGATGATGAAATTGAAGGAGGAACAAGTGGGGCAAAAGGAACATTTGTTAGTGCTGATGTTACTGCTGGAACATGGGGAGGAGGAGATGCTGCCGGAACTATGATTTTAAAGGACATAACTGGTGAATTTGAAACTTCTGAAATTTTAAAAGATAATACTCAAGGCGTGGCAGATATTGCAACAGCATCAGCATCAGCAAGTGACCTTCAACATTTTGAAAGAATTACAGCGGCAGTTAGAACACCTGTCAGAAAACAATATGAGATAGTAAGTTTGGATCGTGATAAGTATGAAGTCCGAGTTACTCGTTTGACTATCGAAGAAACTGAAACTAAGTATGTTTCAGACTTGTTTTGGGTTGGATTAGATGAAATTTTAGATATTCAATTAGATTATCCTGGCTTATCTTTATTGGCTTTGAGTATTCAAGCTTCGGAGCAGCTTAAAAGTTTTTCACCAACCATTGGAGCTAATTGGAATCGTGGCATTATCGAAGTACCCGATTGGTTTCCATTGCATAGAGATTTTTTAGAATATGTGAAGGTTGATCCTAACTCCCATATATCTCTTTTGGATTGGAGGGTTGATTTTGACGGTCTTGATAGCGATGAGGATGCATATCTTTATAAGGATATGGGCGTAGATTGTTTTGATGGGGATTTCAAGTTTTATCTTGAGTGTGAACTTACTGAAGCGGCGGCTGATGGAATAGCTTTTATATTTGTTTTAGCTAATCTGATTAATGATTGTAAAGGAATCGATAATGCAAGTGGTGATTATTTAGGAATATCTTTGCAAGGGTTTTTGACTGATGAATTAGCTCCAACCTCATGTTGCACTGACCCTGATAATGATCAGGATAATACGACTGGGTGGACAGCCGGTGCTGCCACGATAATATCTGAGCCTGGAGGGGTAACAGGAAATAGATTAAAAGTTACTGCTGATCCTGGTTCTTCGGGAT